CGTTCCTCTTAATTACTTTTATGTAATTTACGGAGAACGTAAAGACATAGGGAAACTAGAGACAGAAATTGTAGATCCAGAATACGCTAATTAATCTTTGTCTTCGACAACTTCAAAATCAGTAGGCGCATCAGCCAACCCTTTTGGTTGTTCAGGGGATTCCTGTTGCAAATGAGAACCTAGTTTTTTAGCGAGGATAGACCCAGCTTCTGCTACATTAAGACCGCCAGATTTAATAGCGATATCGATGAGTTGGATAGTGACTTGGATTTCTTCTTCGGTTAATTCAATTTTTTTCATACTTTAAATTTTATTAAAATCTATATAATAATACATGTTAAACTGTGTTTTTCTAGTCCCAATTGATCATAGAGGTATACAAGGTAAATTATTCCCTCAATATTTAGAATTACAGTCTTGGTGTGAGAAAAATAATTCTCAAATTTTCACTTCTAATGGTTTATTTTTAAACTTTGCTCGTAATTATTTAGCTACGGGAGGGGGTGGATTTGTAGATACCTCGCCACCAGATGCAGAATGGTTATTCTGGATCGACTCTGATGTCGAATTTACTATCGAAAAGATAGAATATATGATGAGCATCCCAGAAGATAAGAAATTTGTTACTGGCTGGTATAGATCTGATTATAGTGACAATGCGATGGTGGGTAACTGGGATGAAGATTTTTTTAGAAAGAACCTGCATATGCCTTTCACTTCAGTGAATTGGCTTACAAAAACAGCAGAAGAAGAGGGAAATAAATTAGTCCAAGTAGATTGGTGCGGCTTTGGATTCACCAAAGTCCATAGATCTATTTATGAACAAATGAAATACCCTTATTACCCTTTAAGGGACGCTTTTATCGAAAAATGCAACCATCCCACCAAAAAAGGAGAGATGCTTGATGTCAAAGATCTTAGCTTCGAAGATGTCAGTTTTTGTCGTAATTGCTACGAACAAACAAAAATTAAACCTTTAGTGGCCCCAAAAATGCGAGTAGGTCACTTAAAGTCGTTTTTAGTGTAATAAAAAATAGATAAATTAAAATTAAACAATATTATTAATATGCCAACTGACGATACACCAATTGAAGATTTAGTAGTGGGAGACCCCATCCCAAGAGATGAACCTTTTGTAGTCCCAGCCAGACCAGAAGAAACATTTGATTCTGTTTGGCTTCGTAGTATTAATATTTACGCACCAAACACCTCTACAGAAGACCCAAATGGAGGAAGCCTTAATATCGAAATGCTGCCTTATGACGGATCTAATGAAAACGTTCTCATAACTGCCGATAATGAGGGAGTCGAATACATTAATGTTCCTAGCCGAGTAAACGGTAGAAAACCTTTTTGGCAGTGTGTAGATGAAGTCCCAGAAGTCAAAGCAGCGATGGATGCTATTATTGCAGCCGTTCCAGCTTTAAGAACTTGGGCTGATACTCCTCCTCCACCACCTCCGACTGGAGAGGCTCCAGTGTAATTAAATTTACTCTCCTACAGAGTAAATATGGAAATGGGGAGTATTCCCCTCTTGGTAATCGTTTTTAAAGATTAGACATGGGATTTTTTTCCCATCTATGACTATTTCTCCCGAGAGGAATTGTCTGCCATTGTCCTTATTCTTTATCCAAAACGACCCCACTTTGTTCTGCGTCCACGCTGACTTTTCCGATTTCGTTGAATGTGGTTTCGAGGAGGTCGAGGAAATCTCTTTTTGCATGATATGGTAATTGGGTATATTGTTTCTTCAATCGACGATATACCCTTTTTGAAACTGCGTCAACAGGATTACTGATTTTTCTAAGTTTTTTAGCGACTCTTTGGTTCATAATTTAGCGATGTATGTTTCGGAATCTTTGACAAATCCCATTTTTTCGTAGAATTTAGCTACTTTGCGAGATTTGGGATGAGCTTCTACACAACTCATCATCACATATTTAAATTCTTTTTCTCTAGCAAACTTCATAGCGATGCCCAAAAGTTTTTGACCGACTCTTGGATTTTTAGAAAGCCAAAGATATTCCGAAAATATCTCTTTTCCAAATTTTTCGTTCTTGTTATTTAAGAATGCAATCATCGCGTCGAATTCACCTTCATCATTGTAATTAGCCCAGACAAAGAAATCCCAAGCCAAAATAGATTTATCTCCGAAAGCATTAACGATATATTCTGTGTCGTGAGTTAAAAAGTGACCTTGTTTTTCATTTTCGAAAGCAAATAGATCATCCATATCATCCATAAGATTTTTGAAATCTTTAGGGTCTAGTATCCTCTTGATCATTTATTCAAAGCGACAATGAGCTTTCTGGCTTCTTTAGCTGGGATATCAGAAAAAGAACTCCATGTCTTAGCTCCTTCGTTTCTATATTTTTCGCTCTTCCACAAGTCGCGCAGAACGTCTTTGCATGACTCAAATGAATCTACTCCATGTTTTTCTCTTAACGTCTTCATAAGAAGCTCTACAGGAGTAACAGCGGTAGCTATAGCATCTGCCTCAACTGCTTGACCTACCCCTTGTGACTTATCAATCTCATCTGCTCCAACGATGTGGATATTGAGATAATTACGGACACAACGGACAAAAGCTCGATTGCAAGCAATAGTTTCGAGAAACTTAGCACAAAAAGCGTCTGTATTCGCTAGGGTCGCATTAGCTACATCAGAGTAAGAAACTCCACAAGCTGCTGATTCATAGTTGTTGGTCCATTGTATGGTGCATTTAGCAGTGACATATCCTTCTGCGATATTCTCTGTTTTAAAGGCTACCTTGTAGTATCCACGCATCTTGGCAAGTTCCTTAATACCTCCAAGCATAATTAGAAGTTGCTTATCATCTAAGCCCTCTGTCGATGTGGGCAATGGCTTATTTCGTGCATCGAACCAACCTTTGTTGGGATACAAGAACTCTGGCTTAATCATCGCCCTCCAATCAATAGATCCATCCTCATTAAATACATAATCCACATTCTCTAATAAACCATGCTCGTTGCGTTGATACGCATCGGGTCCATAGAATTTCTTTGCTGTTTTCTTTTTTGCTGTTTTAGTCGCGCTCATAAATATAAAAATGGTCTGATTCTCTCCAATATTCAGGAGTATCAAGCACTTTATTGTTACTGTCAAGACCTTTTTTCCAGTGTGCGTGACTTAAATACTCTTTTCCCCCCTCGACAAGCCTCAAGGAAGACATAAATCTAGAATCCTCACTAAGCTCACAAGGAGCTTTTTTATCATTGTAGTAAGGTATCACAGGAATATCGAAATATTTATTCCTTATGTTACTTAATTCCTCTTCTTTTTTGACTATTATAGACAAGTCTATATCCATGTTTTTTAGTATTTCGAAGTAGTTTTCTGGAATAGAATCCCAACTCTCATCTAAAAATAAATAAAATTTATTTACATTTTTCGCTATTTTTTGCAGTCCGTGAGGTTGAATCAAACTATTGGCGAAAATAGTAACAGGGTATGAAGAACAATACTTCATAAAACAATCCTCGTCAAAAGCGTAATCAGCACGGATCATTAATTCTTGCCCAGATTTTAATCTTAAAGGAGTAAAAGAAGTAGGAATCACTTCTATAACAGGATTTTGGAATGATGAGCCTACATATTTAGTATTAAATCTAATATCTTCTTTTTCTATTTCAAGAAAATTTAGAACAGATTGAGCAACAACTTCAGGTTTTATACTGTCAATTTGTTTTTTAGGGTCTTCGATACTAAAACATGGTTTTTTGTCCCATTTCGGCTCTAATGATACATTTATAGATTCATCAGAAAAAATAGGTTTTGCATTAGCGGCAAAAACATTACCAAATAGAGTGACTGTAGGTAATTTTTTAGAGCTGGATAGCTGGGCCAAAGCGCTATCGCAACCCAAATGAACTAGAGATTTAGATAAAATATAAGACTGTTGTTTAAAAGAAATATTTAAAGCAGCGTCTACCCCTTCTATTTTTTTAGAACCCCCCAACTGTACGACTTTGATTTTTGCACGTTCTAGGAAAGGTTTTAAAAGACTAACTACTATATCGTAGTGAGAATAAGTTTTTGAGGAAACATTAGAAGCTTGATGAATAGTTATATACTTATCGAAGCCAATAGGGAAATAATGATCCTTTACGACAGGACCACTTATTTTAACACCTAAACTTTTTGCGTATTCTTCAATTAAATGAGCCATTATTTTAGTGAAAATTCATGTTTATCTAACCCGTTGTGGATGTAAGATACGTTTTTTTGGGTAGTAGAGTGTGGATAAAACACCATATCGAAATAACCTTCGTGATCAGATACGCCCTCCATAATCAAAGAGTTTTCTACCACAGGATTGTAAGGAAGTAATTTATAAATAGCTGGATTGTCATCAATATAAGAGTAACATTCAGGTTTAGTGAAAATATAAATATTATACTCTTTGTATTGCGACTTTAAGTTTTTCAATAAAGAGTTAACTAATAGAACATCCACCTCACTCTGTGGTATGACTACAGCTATTCTTTTACCGCTTCCTTCTTTAGATAGCAATTCTTCTAAAGCTGGAGTTTCCAACTTTTGAGTTTCTTGTATAGCGACCCTTTTAAAGTAATTAACAATTTCATCTGGTCTTTTGCCAGATTGTAGTTGATTCATCCAGTGTTTAAAACCTTGAGAATTTTCGTCAACATCATCGTGCAAAATGTTTTTGTAGATGTCAATTAAAAACTCTCCTTGAGAAGCGTAGTCGTTTCTAGGTTGATAATTAGGATTATAATCCAATCCTTTAGAATCAAAATTGTAATCTACAGGAGGCATTTCATCAATTATCTCTTCAAGCTGTTTGCCTATGACTTCAACACTGAAATTATCTACAACCCACTGTCTAGATTTTTTTTCCATAGTGACCCTTTTTTCTCGCTCCATATCTCGAACTAACTCTAGCTTCTTAGCTATATCGTCAGCAGAAGTAGATGCTTTAATAAATTGAGTCCCAGGCTCTCTATACTCGTTCCACTCTAAAGGTATACCCCCAGACTCTTCAGAACAGCTATCTTCTCCACAAGAATAATTAGTTACTAAAGTAATCATCTCTGTGAGTTTAGCTTCTTGAATCGGAATCTCTTGACCACCACTTGTAAAAGGATGGCAGTATACATCCATCAAATTGTAGATTTCGTTTAATTGAGAGTCACTTACTCCTCTACCTGCATTAGTTGTATTCACAGATTTTTCTGTGCCACAAGAAGCGCATGTAAGTTCTTGCCCCCTGAAAGGGGCTATATGATACACTCCACATTTATTACAAATATAAGTAGTGAGAACATCTTCTGGATTGATACCCTTTTCTTTAATTAGTCTAGGGATATCCCAACCTTCAGACCAGTGTGTGTGTAATAGCAATTTTGCTTTTGGCTCTTTTTCTTTAAATAGTTTAAACCCTTCGAGCATATTAGGGACACTTTTCCGTAATTGATTTCTAAATACAAAACCAACAATAAATTCATCAGATATATTATTAGACTTTCTTAAGGAAGTTCTTTTTTCATCGCTCAACCTAAAAAATTTACTCGTATCTAAAGATCCCCTTAAAGTATTCACATGGTTATAACCCATGTCCTTCATTGCTGCCTCTGCAAAAGAAGCCCAAACATAATAATTTTTGATTTTAGGAGCATACTCAATAGCTTGAGGCAAGATGGGGAGACTATCTAATGTAGTCCAAATCATTGTATTGATTTTATTCCACCAAGGTTTTGTATGAAAAGAACTGAAAGCCCAAATATCTTCCATGCCAATATAAACATCAGGCTCGAATTCTTTAATAGCTTTATCTACTAATTTGCGACCATAACCTTCCGCTCTTTGATCTTCAGCACTTAACCCTTGTAACTCGTTAGGCTGGAGACCAGACCCTCGACACTCCCAAGGTAAAAGCTTTGTAACAGGATCGTCCCATTGCACTCCGTTAGCTAATTCTACGATATTATACTTTCCTGTATTGTATAGGTAACGAAGAATATTTTTTTTATTTTTACCGAAACCTGTATAAGCTCGACAAAAATTAGAATGTATTAAAACAGTCTTTTTTTTACTCATTTATCTCGAAAGCTGTTATTTTTGGTCAAGCGATGTATATAAAGCTCTTGAAGATAGAATTTACAGAATTCTAAAAGATTATAAGCTTCTGACATCTCGACTCCGATGCCAAACTTGTTAGCTGAATTTCTTGTCACCCCGAATGAGAAAGCAGGAGTTCCGTCCTTCTTTTGATAAGGTTTGAATGAGATGGAAGTTTTATTATCTTCGTAAGAATGAAAGGCTGAAAATTCAGTATACTTTTCTATAGCATGAATAAATCCACCAATTTCATTTTCATTTAATTTGATAGAAATAGACTTATCTGGATCTTTAGCGTTTTCAGAAAATGAACCTGTACGTGTCTTATCGTTCCAAGAATATTGTTTTACAGCACGAATATAAACACATGGTTCTTGGTTCTTATTATTAGCTCCGATATCGAAGCTAAAAGCACAACCTTTATTACTAGAATTAGGTTTGTAATACTGGACAATCATGTAGAATATTAAGCAACTAAAGCTTTTTTTCTACACAAATTAATCTTTAGCTTTTTTTATTTGATCAGGAGTGGGAGCACCTTTATCTCCCTTTTTACGCATTTTTTCACCAGAACCGCTTTTAATTCTCTCTTTCTTTTTTCTGATGTTTTCCCAAAGACTACTCTCTGATTCTTTTTCTTTTAAGATTTCATTATGTCGTTTCATAAACGACTTATGATCAGGACCAGCCATATACATAGTTTTTCCGTCATCATTCTTGTGAGAATGAAAACCTTTTAAACCTAGTTCTTTTGCGTCTTTTAAAGCCTTTTCTTTTGTATCAAAGTAATGATCCATTTCTTTCTCACTAGACTTTAAAAAGTGATAATAAATATCATTTTCATCCCAAGGATTTTGCACGACAACAGAAGCTTTACTTTCAGCTTTATCAAATTGAGACGCGCAAACAGCAGCCCTTTGTTTAACATCTGTAAACTCGTCTTTAGCTGTAAGATCGACCATACAGCGACTCATAAACTTAGACTTCCTTTCTCCGTCTCTAGGTGATGGCAGTGGCATACTTAAGCTTTTACACCAAAAATAGGCTCGCAGATCGTTTTCATAATAAAATCTTTATTTTTATTGAAGGTTTCTACTTTGCAGAATCTCTCGTAACAATGAGAGAAAACATCAGCTATATTCAAAATATTGTCGTAACGATATGAATCGTAAATATAAATTTCTTTTATGTAATTAGAGATTAAATCTCCCATTTTTTTTCTAAGTTGAATTTCATATAGAGATTTAAAATAGCCTCTTTCTTCAGGTAATTCTCCAACTACACAAAATTGAGATAAGATTCGGTATTGGTCTTCTTCAGACAACCCTATTTCTAAAAACAAATCGATTAAATCAATAAACGGATGTCCCATATATACAGAATCAAAACCATCAAAATAAAACATCTTTTTATCAAAAAAAATATTATCTAAAGAGAGATTGCCGTGACATTTAAAATTATAAGGAAGGTGTATTTTTTTGGTCAATTCATGTGTCTCTTCTTTCAGTTCCATCATAAATTCTCGGCATAAAGAATAATCTGTATAACTCTCAAATGCTTGGAGGGAATCTTTTGGTAAATAGTTTTGAGGATCTAAATTATTAAAAAACTTATCTAATGAAGTTTTATATGTAGGGCGAACGGATTTAGTGCATTGAAAATCAAAGTAATTACGAAAAAATAAATCCGTATTTTCTATAAGGCATGATCTTCCGTAATCTCTGACACTCTCACAATGTGGGATAATTGTAAGTAAATAAGAAATATTTTCTCCTATTTTAATTTGGCCATGACTTTTAAACTTAGGGACAGTTTGCGACTTGGTATTTTTTATAACAGAAGCTTCTTTTTTTAAGATACCATCAGAATCATCCAAAGATATTTTTAATTTATATTTTTTTTGATTTTTATCTATTATAGTAAACGTGTCATAATTATCATTAATTTTACCTACAGAGATGTTAATTATCTCTAATTTAGGTTCTACTTTTTCAATAACTTTACTCGCGAAAGATAAATCTTGTTGTTGGTCTTGTGTCTGTGGGAAAGCGTAGACTTTGCCTTTAAAAATAGAAGAAAGCTTCATCAACTATAATAAAAGAAACCCCCCCTTTTTCAAGGGAGGGTTTCGATCATGAGCAAACCACCTAACATTAGGTGACCATTTTATCCAGCAAGACTAGAAGACCTTACCAAAATTCTTTTCTGCGATTCTGACTCCCAAAATGCTTGTTTTGGAGAATCGGCGTTGACGATTAAAATTGCGGTCATAAACAACAATTGTTTGATCTGTTTCAGATTGAAGCTGGGCGTTTAGTGATTCGCCTTGCTTTGTGTAAAGGCCAAAGAAGCGACCTTTGGAATTACGAATAGCTTTCATTACTCGCATATTGACTTTCTTCATGTAGATATCTTATCAAATTCTAACGATTTGTCAACTACTTTTATGGTGATTTTTTCCAAATTTCTATTTTTTACTATGTAGTTTGAGATAGGCACTTGTATAATAGTCTTTACTGCGCTTTTAATTTGTCTAGCATGATTTTTTTGCATTTTAATTTCATTTAAAATGTGTTTTTCTACGCTTTTGTTCATGGAAATTTCAATGCCTCTTTCAGAAAGTCTATCTTCTATAGTCGATAATTCTGTTCTAATAATTTTAAGCAACTCGGATTCTCCTAATTCGTTAAAGACTAACACCTCATCTACTCTAGCTAGCAATTCGGGTCTAAAATATTTTTTGAGAGAGCTTTTATAGATTTCATCTTCATCCTCTGTTTGCGGAGCAAACCCCATGCTCTTTACTGTTTTCTCTTTGTAACCGACATTAGAAGTCATAACTACTATAGTCTTGCTCAAGTCTATACGTCTATTAAGGTTGTCTGTGATATACCCCTCGTCTAATATTTGTAGTAAGATATCTAAGACTTTCGGCTCGCATTTCTCTACCTCATCAAACAACACAACACAATTAGGGTTGTTTCTAACGTATTCAGTTAACAAACCTCCTTCTTCGTATCCTACGTAGCCAGCATTAGCACCCACAAGTTTAGAAATGCCTGTTTTATCTTGATACTCACTCATGTTTAGCTGCAAAAATGATTTTTCGTTGCCAAAAAAGTATTTCGCAATTTTCTTCGCTGTAAATGTTTTGCCGACACTTGTGGACCCAACAAACAAAAAGTTGCTTAATGGTTTTGTGGGGTCATTCAAACCAGCCTTAACACATGCTAATGCGTTATGTATCACTTTTATATTCTTCTCTTGACCAAAAACTTCAGAGTTCATCTGATTGTAGAAGGTTGTGAAAGAAGTATTTTTAGCTATTGTTTTAGAAGACAATCCTGTCTTTTCTTCGAAAACTGCAAGGATATCTTTTTGTCTTAGATTTTGCTTTCTCCCTTTCTTCTCTGTGTATCGAGCCATCACTTGCAAATAGTTCTTTAGCATCAGAGTAAATTCTTCTTCATCTAACTTTTCGTCCTCTGTAGTCCCCATCAAAAATTGGCAAAATGATGTTCTTACTTCCTCGACAGTAGAAGGTATCTCATTGTATTTTATTTTTGTTCTAGCTCCTAATTGATCTATTATATCAAAAGCTTTGTCTGGGAACTGCTTGTTACTTAGAAACTTATCGCATAAATCGATAATAGTATCTATGTCTGACTCTTTATATTTAACATGATGAAAATCTTCATAATAAGGCAACGTTTTCATCACAATATTTTTAGTGTCTGCTTTAGAAGGCTCTTCGACAAAGATTTTGTCGAATCTTCTTTTCATAGCGGTATCTTTCTCAAAAAACTTTTTATATTCTTGAGAGGTAGTAGCCCCAATACATTTAATATCTCCTCTCGCTAAAGCTGGCTTGAGCATATTAGAAGCATCGACTGCACCTTCAGAATTCCCTGCTCCTATTATTGTATGTATTTCATCAAAAAATAAAATGATACCAGCCTCTTTCTCTGCTTCTGCGATGAGAGATTTAAACCTCTCCTCGAACTCTCCTCTATACTTTGTGCCAGCCACCATAGCGCTTATATCTACAGAATAAATCTGCATTAAAGACATGTGAGGAGGGCTTTCTTGATTGATTATTTTTTGCACAAGACCCTCCACTATAGCTGTTTTACCTACACCTGCCTCCCCGACTAAAATAGCGTTACTTTTATTCTTTTTAGATAAAATCTCTACTAATTCATGTATCTCACTATCTCTACCAGAGATAAGAGAGGTTTTTTGAGTAACAAACTTTTCGTTTAAATTAACACAATATTTTGTCAATAAAGATAAAGAATCCTCTAAAAACTCCTTCTCGCTGTGAGATTTTAATTTAGATTCTATGTCTAATCTTCCAGAGTCAATCGGATCTGCAAGAGGAATACTACTCTCAAGAATATACGCCTCGATAATATCTTTCGCATGTATCGTATCAATACCATTACTTTTCATGTATTCTACGAAATGACCTTCCATATCCAAAATTGTATAAAGAATATGTTCGATGCCTATAAAGTAACTATCGAAGTTGTCTGAAAAATCTTTAGCAAAAAATATAATCTCATTCACATCTTCATGCCAACCTCCTTGGCCTTTAGAAGCTTGAAAATATTCTTTATTTTGAGTTGCATATTTTTTAAACAACTTAATAAATTTCTTTCCTACTATATGGAGATCATAAGACTTTAACCTGACAGCGCAACTGTCAGATATGTTCATCATACAACCATAAACTAAGTGAGCTGTTGTTACTAAAGTATGCCCGTTAGCCTCTGCAAATTTTTGAGAATCCTTAAGTCCCTTTTTTGCTTTGGGCGTTAAATTGAAATCGGTTAGACCCATCATAATTCTTTACACTATTTAAGTTCAGATAACTTCATGTAGATTTTGTCTTTTAGAGGAAAAATCTTGTCGATAAAAACAATATCGTCTCCCTTAGAGCCATATATTATCACAACATCTGACTTTTTGGGTAATTTTTTTCCAGAATCTAAATAATTTGTTAACCTAGCATCTCTACTACCATCTAAAAATAAGCCTTCTAGAACTCCTCCTTCGTCCTGCATAGTTAAACGGGCATATTTGTTCCCGTTCCTGCTAGTTCTACGCATAATATCGGTTAAAACGCCTACAAATTTTACATTGGCGCGGTCACCAAGATCCTTAACATCGTCTGCGGAATTAAAATCGTCTTCATAACTAAATACCTCTCTTATATTATGAGAATAGCTATAACCCAACAACTTCTCTTCAAAAAACCAATTAGCGTATTTTAAATGCTCTTTATTCATCTCATAAATATCTTTATATGGCTGATATTTTTTACGAAATGTATTGAATCTTTTCTCTGAAAACATCTTCCTGTTATCATCTCCGACCATATCTCCCTTTTTGGCATTATGGATAGAGTTAATAATGTCATAATTGTCTTGCTCCCCAAGCTCTACAAAATTTCGCTTTTCTCTATCTGTTAAAATATTAAATGTTTGGGCCTCTAAAACTAATCTAGGACGATTGCTTTTAACAAAAGAATCTAGCAAACCCGCTTGAACCAAAGCTGATAAAGTGCCTATATTTAAACCCGCTTGTTTCGCAGATAAAAATATTTCATATTTATTAGAGAAAGACTCTTCTCTAAAATCAAGCAAAGACTGTAAAACTTTAGTGGATACGCCTTTGATCGAATTCAAGCCATATCTAATATTTTTACCCTCTATCTTGAAGTCGATATCCGACTTATTCAAATCAGGTGGCAGAAGCTCAATATCGAAATGAGAAAGCTCTTGAGAAATTTTAGCTATTTCTTCATGAGAGTTAGGTTCAAATTTTGCGAACTTCAACAAACTTAAAAAGAACTCTTGTGAGTATGTGAATTTTAAGTAAACCGTTATCGCGGCCAAATGAGCATAACTGATAGAGTGAGATTTGTTAAAGGAATAATTAGCAGAATCCTCGGCGACCCTCCAAAGAACATCACCAATAGCACTATCTAATTTGTTAGAGACAATTTTTTCCTCAATCTTGACCTTCCAAGCTGGCATTTGATCGACTTTCTTTTTGCCGACAATTCTTCTTAGTTGTTCAGCTTCATCCAAAGTGAAACCAACTTTAACAGCCATTTTCATAAGCTGTTCTTGGTAGAGTGGGATACCTCCAGTATAGCTCAAAATATCATCAAAGAATTCATGAACAGACTGGAAATCTCCAGTTCTTACATAAGTAGCATAACTATCCTTGAAATCTAAAGCTCCAGGTCTTGCTATAGCTACCACGGCAGACAATTGCTCTAGATTTTGAGGAGCTATTAGCTTGCAAACTTTGAAGTTTGTTTCTGCTTCTATCTGGAAAAGACCTTGGGGTGATCGGAGACAAGATAAAGCTGTATAAATGGTTTCGTGGTTGATGTCTATATCAGAAGCATTAATTCCTACCTGCTTACAAACATCATGAACAACTGAAAGAGTTCTTAGACCTAGAATATCAAATTTAACACTAAGGCTAGCTACGTCATTCATGTCGTAACCAGAAATCAAAGAATCATCATTCGTTTTCTGAAGCGGCATAATTCCATCTAAATCATAATATGAAATAGAAATCCCAGAAGGGTGAACACCAGTGTTTTTATTCAATCCTTGTAATTTTTTAGCTATATTAAATACTTTAGGATATTTGTCAGCGTAAGATTTAAAAGACTCGCTCTCTTGATATGCTGTGTCTAATTTAGCTACGATACCAAAATGTTTGGGAATTGTATCGCTGATTTGGTTCACCTCCATTTCAGAAAGTTCAGCTATAATCTTACCGCACTCCTTCATGCAAAGTTTACCACTAAGAGTATTTAAGGTAAGAATTTTTGATGTCTTACCTTCATACTTGTCTTCAATGTATTTAATAACCTCTGCCCTTCTGTCGTAAGAAATATCATTATCTACGTCAGCTAATAAACTGCCATCCAGAAATACTTCTCCATTGTGCTCGATCTTCTTAGCTCTGCTTTTTGATACGAACCTCTCAAAGAATAAATCATATTCAATAGGATCAATATTGGTAACTCCTATAACATAAAGAACCAAGGAACCTGCCGCGCTACCTCTACCTGCTCCTGTCGGAATATCGTTTTCTTTGCAGAAGTTGATAATATCCCAATTCAAAAGAATGTAATCCACAAAGCCGAGTTCATAAAAAATAGTTAACTCTTCTTTTAGTCTGTCATAATAGACTTGAGAGTTTTCTAGTTCATGGATGCCTTTTTCTTTAAGACGAGCAAGGCAAAGCCTTCTTAAGAATTGGAAGTTATCTCCCAAGTCTTTACAAGAAACCTCATCATAATATTTTTTTTGTATTTTGATTTCTGGGAGTTTTACCCCCACTGGAAATGGGGTATCATACCCTTTAAATGCACTAGAACTCATATCTCAAGATCGAATAATTGTTTACGGAATACTTTGAAGTTCATCTCAATATCGTATAAAGCATCATGCAACCTCTTAGGGTCATGGTCAATATTATATTTTTTCAATAAGGTGGCTTGAGATGTTTTCAAACCTCTTTCCCTGTAATTTAACAATCTGTATTGCCAACCGATAAAATCGTCTTTAACTACAGGCATTTCTTTAGCTATAGCTGTGGCTAAAGCCTTAGTGTCTAAAATTCTAGGTATAAAAGAATAATCTGCACTTAAATCCATAAGCCTTCTCCAAATATTAACCATATAAACATCAAAACCTAAAAGGTTCTGCCCGATTATCAAGTTTTTAGGATTATATAATTCTTTAGAAAATTTATCCCAGACTTGTTTAGGGGGTTCACATCTTTTGTTGTATTCCTTTTCTGTAAAACCTGTGATTTTAGCAGCGCCCTCTGAAACCTCCAAGTCAGGCCACTCAATAAACAAATCATTTTTCTCAATTACATTGTCTCCTTCTACGACCATCCAAGCGACTTGCCAAGGTCGAGAAGTAATCAAGTTCAAACCCTCTGTTTCAGTATCAAAGACCACATATCTTTGCTTTTTGTTAAATCTAAGTAGTGATTCGTTCATTTTTGTTTTTCTAAGTAAGATTCAAAACAGAATTCATTGCTGCCAAAGTGATTTAGATTAGGAGAGCTTAAAGTGGCAGGTCTCCCAAAGTTTCTGTTACAAATAATTTTGTATGTTTGCAAAGCTTCTACGTCCCTTTTATTCTTGTAGAAAATACTTTTTACTTTCTTAGCGGGTCTATCGATTCTAGTAGAGAATGCAATAACTTTCTCTTTTAGTAACTCATCGAATGGAAGATTGTTTTCCTCTACCCAAAAAGTAGGCGTTATCTTAGTGAAATCAGGAACACATTTTCTTAAGTGAAAATTATTATTAAAGATAAATGAATCATAAAAAGGGATGATCAATTCAACACTATCATTCCAAACAGAATTAAGAAACGCAAAATCTACCTTACCATTACCTGTATGAGCATGGGAATAAATCTTGTAAAGCAGTTTACATCCGACATCATCATTAGCGAACACTACTACCTTATGGTCTGAATTGTCATCTTCTTTTGTGTCGTTACAACAAGTCAACCTAAGTCCAAAAACAAGATCAATATTTTTGTCTTTACATCTATTATGAGCGGTCACGAATCCCGTCATAGAGTCTTCTACTAGGACTAACGATTTAATATCGTTTTCTTCGCATATGGTGAAGATGCTATCGGGACCGCCTTCAATCTCGTCTTCATCAAGAGTTAAAATACTCTTACCAATAGAGTAAGTGGACTTGAATACAGGTATCATTAATGGAAGATACCAAATTAAAAGATTAAGTCAAGAAGAATGTGCGGGACAACCCTTATAATATCTAAGCTCGCAAGAACCACCTTGAGGTATCAAGCTCTCGGAAAACTCTTCTTCGAAGTATGATTTCGAAAATTGGCCTTCCTTGTTGTAGACTTCGTAGTAAAAGAAATCGAATTTCATTGGGCAATGCCATTTAGGTAAGCCGTCTTTTTTTAACTCTCCTTTTCTTGTCGCAAATCCACAAAGAAGTTTACCAGTGAAAGAACTATCTTTAGGGAACCCTTGATGTGCCGCAAAATTATACCTAGCATCTCTTTCTGAAAAGTTATCAAGATATTTTTGAATCTCTGTAAGTTGCAACTCAAAACCCTCTAATTCGTCGGGGTCTAAAGGCTTCATCCTAACAATACCAGATTTAGAAGCATCAGGATCTAAGTCAAACTTTAGAAACAGAAATTCACTGACTCTATTCGAGTATTTTGGGAAAAGTTTTTTGACGGCTAGGCTATACATCAAATCTTGCAAATTATCTGTTTGATCTTTACCTTTGAATACGTCTTTGCTTGTTTTAAAGTCCCTGATAAGAGCAAATTTTTCTTTCTTGTATAGAAAAAGCTTATCAATAAAGCCTCTTACTTTGTAACTAACGTTCCCCTCGTTCTTAATAATGTCGAAATCTTTTTCAGAGTATTCTTCTGTTGGTTTAGATAAATCACCACCAAAGAAATCATAAGATAATCCATTAAAGATCATATCCTTCATCAGATCTACATTATCTTTATCATCAACACCTTCTTTTACCGCATGTTTAAGGATGAGTCTTTTTATAGAGGGAACAGAAAAAACGTCTTCAGTTTTAATTATTTTATTAAAATATTTTTTTCTTTTTTTAACCCCGAGAACCTCAAAAACAAGGTGACATATTGATCCTCTTCTAGCTCCATCATTTCCTTTTTCTGGAAGACGGAGTTTATACTTTGACCAATAGAGCCAAGAACAAGACTGTGCCGTTTTTATTCGACTAGCCGATAGAGGTGTTTGAGGTTCAGGCATCACTAAGTAATAGAGCAGTTTTTACTTCTTTTTTAGTGAAGCTAGAAGAATTGTTTTTAACAAAATCGCAAATAAATTTTAGTTGTGCATTTTGATCTATTGATTTTTCATCCCAATATTTTTTAATGTCACAGCCATCTATATGAGCATCACCGAAATCATTATACGGCTTGGGCGGGAATTTTACACTTAAAGAGTTTAGATCGAAGTAGTTAGATAATTTCAAAAAACTTTTTAAGGCTGCAATAAACCCCCTATTTTCCCCGCTATTGTTATCGTTATTTGTTGAAATATATATGCGATTAATACACCTACTACTAAGGTAATTAACAATGTTATTATTAACAGATAAACCAAAAATGACAAGAACATTCCTAATGTTTTGTTCGTAAAGAGCCAATGCATCACCTATACTTTCTACTAAAATTACTTCTTCCTTTAAATTTATTTCTTCCTCTACCCCTGTTGTTTTATTAAAAGCTGGGTAGACCCAATTATTGCGCTTCCCGATATGTTTCCATTTAGGGAAATTATTATCATCATCAACTTTTCTTCCTGAAAATCCAATGATTTGTTTGTGTTCATTATAAACAGGAAAGACCATTCTTCTATACATCTTCCCTACCCCTGCTAGACCTACTTGAAAAACCTTTTGGGTTTCTTCAGATATGTTCCGTTTTTTATAGAAGTTATAGTTAGGGAATAATCTCTCTAGATGAGAGTCATCGTAAATTTTTTCCATTTCAATTTTTTCTTTGGGCTGATAAACAGTTACATTATCTGTGGAAGAGTTTAATAAAATTTCTTCTGTCTGTTTATTGTCTTTTAAAGTGAGTCTGATTAGAGCCTCAAAAGGCTTGCAACCTTTGTTCTCAACGAAGTCCATCCAGACACCAGTATTTTTGTATATCTTGACGGCGGTATTATTGTCTCCATCTCTGTAAAGAGCTTGAGTTCGCCAATGGTCACCACAATCTATGAGACTATAGCCTATCGATTCTAGAATTCCTTGGAATTCTTCAGAATTGATCGAAGTCGGGGATTGTTTCTTGGATTCCATCATTATCTAAATCTTCCTCTCCATTCAGAATTCTAGCTACATCTCTAAGATCTCCTCTTTCTGTTATATTGAAATTATTAAAATCTAAATTAATAGCATTTTTTCTCAAAGAGTCTCCAATACTTACAGGCTCCACAGCTCCAGCGATATCACTACCTAAGTGTCTAGCTTTTACATTAATAAGCTTATGTGTTCCGAATCTCCCGCCTTCAGTCTCTACTTCGTCTGTGGTTTTACTGCGGAGAATAAACATGTGGGAACAAAATTGAGTAATCCTGTCTGATAGAGAAACGATAGATTCATCATCAACGATATTTTGAGAAGTCCTGTTGGTTGTTATGCCGTATCTGTTGGATTGAACTGATGTAATCATAGGAATAACAGGGTTGCCGTCATGTAGTATTTCTTTTTGGACACATTTCTTAAATTTGTCAACCATTTCTCCAACAACTTGCCATTCTGATTTATTACCATTATTTTCAGACGTTGTTTTGATATAATCAAAAGAAAAGACCATTTGGTTACCCCTACCGACTTTAGCATAATAAAATCTCTTTAGAGTGTTAACCATAGAATCTACATCCATCCCACCTACATTGTAGTAATAAAATTTTAATTTACTTATTTTTGGCCAAACAGATCTAACTTTATCCACCACATCCTGTCCAGCTTGCCTCCATTTACCATTTTCCAACAAATGCATCGGCACTCCAGATATAGCAGCACATTGTCTCATGATGAGTTCTTCTTTACTCATCTCACCATTATCAAAATGCAGAACAGGAACGTCATATTTTAAACTAACTTTAGTAGAATAGTCCATGCAAAACTGCGTCTTGCCCACACCAGAACGAGCGACTATAACCGTAATGTTACCAGCCCTTAGAAGAGAGCCATAAATATCATTTATCTTCCCATGTGGACCCATCATGCCGAATTCAGTCACAGGATTATTCCCACGCTCTTCGACGAGAGCTTCCATCTCCTCATAAATATTTTCTGGGCTATCGTTTCCTATCTCATAGAGATTAATGCGAGAATTATAAACATTGTCAGCAACCTCTATAATATCTCTATAAGAAGATTCTGGAGAAATATTCTTCATCTTCTTCACAATCTCTTGAGAAGACTCCAGTATTTCTCTTCTTATCGTATACTTTTTAAGTTCTTTAGCTGTCTTTAAAATATTACCTTTGGGGACTTTTCTCAAAGATAATGATTTAATATAATCAGAAGGATTGAGATTGTCCTCAAACGATAAACCAATATCATTTACTCTCTGGGCAATAATAATTTCATCAATTTCATCACCAGCATCAATAGCTTGCTGAATAATCCTGAAGATAGCCGAATGTAACGAGCTTTGTTTAGAGTAAAAATCTGAATTACTAATAAAATTAGAAATCTCTGCAAGACTTTCTGGTTCTTTGAGTAAACCAGCTAATAATTGTTTTTCTAGTTCAAAATTGTATATCATTAGTCTTCTTCTATTATTTCGTTAGATGCATGTTGAAAATGATTTTCAAGAGTTTTTGTTAGAGCAAATTCTGTCATGCCACAATCAAATTTACAATAAATAAGCGGCTTCCCATTTTCAGAAGAAACAGCCATAATAACACCTTTATACTTATCAGCCCCGCCCGAAAGCTCATAAAGCTTATCAACCATCTCTGTAGGAATACAAAATTCCTTATCATCACTGCCTTCTGGTAAATTCATAAATAAATATCTTGCTCGGTAAATAAAGAAGCTTGGATTTCGTCTTTTGGATAAACTTCTGCTAGCTGAATTTCATTAGCCTTACAAAAGTTTAATTTGTGCTCATCTCTTTTAAGTTGATCAGCATATTTAAAATGGTTTTTATGGAAAAACTTAACAAATTTTGTGTGTTGCGCTCCCTGAACTTCTACAGCTATTTTTTTATTAGCGTTGTAAAAGTCTAAAGTTAGTCTGCTACCAACCACGCGAAACTCTTCGAAAACAATGTCATTTTTCCAGTATTTATACAAGAATTTTTTGACAGTAGTTTGAAATTTACTTCTGCTAGGTTTTTCCCAATCAATTAAATATTTCTTCGCATTTTTGAGATTTCTTTCTTTGCCGTATCTGTCAACAAATTTCATGCTACAATTTGTTCTTTGAAATAATCAATGAGAAATTTACACAAGTCTTTATTGTCCTCGATAGTTTTAAATAAATTATTATCTCCTTGTATTTTTTCTGGGAAGTCAAATTTATTTTCTTTTAGCAAATCTAGAAAATCTTCTGTGGGTTTAATCCAAGCCCCTTTTTTCTGCATAAACTCCCAAGCGTATAACAAGTCTACGACTTCTTTTTCTACCCAAATAGATGTGCCATTACTACGCCCATATTTTATGGGATAAGAAATAGTCATGTTGGTATTTTCATGAGCAGATTTTTTAATTGTCACTTTAGCGTGATGTCCAATGATCGGATTCTTTTTAGAGTCTATAGTTTTTACAGTCGGATTTTTTAAAATCAAATCGCCTTTAAATCTAGGTTCGAATTCCATGATATTGTTAGCGAAGTGCAACAACGCATTGCCTCCTGTAGCTGTAGTCTGTCGAACAGGCGCTTTTGAATAAGGATCTAGTTTAATATCTGCTCGAACTTGGCTAATGAAGATAGCCATATGTCCTCTTTTGCCTAAAGCGGTGCTAGTTTTTTTGCAAAAATCAGAAGCTATAACCGCACCACCTGCAACCTTACTGCTTTCTTCAAAACCTTTAGCTAAATCGTCTTTCTTAATCAAACCGTCTACAGAATCTATGATAAAGCAATATTTAATCTTATCGTCATTATTGGTGATCAACTGCCTAATTAGAGTCATAGCCGCTTCGTAAACATTACTCTCGAAAACAAAACACGTTCCATCTACCCACTCTTCTGGAGAAAACACAAATTTAACCCCAGATCTTTCTTTAACTTCTGGACCTAACCTTCCTTCTGCTTTAATATACACACCTCTAGATTTGTCTAAACCTGTCAAGAAGTTTTTCATAACCTGTAAAGATTCAGAAGTTTTACCTCCCTCGTTAACTCCTGTGAATCTATGTAACCCAGGACCAAAACCTCCTGCGAGATGATAATCTAATTGCAAGGAGCCACTAGAAACTTTGTATTCCACAGTATCTTCAAAATTAAAATGATCATCCTTGTTTGCTTTTAAAAAATTGTCAAGAATATTGGCTGGTTCTATTTTATCACTCATTTAAAAAGTCTTTTATTGTTTTGGTTTTACGGAGCGCATCACTATCTTGCCCCGACTTCTCGCCTATATCATAAGTCTTATACTTAGATAAGTCAACCTTAAAATTAAAAGCTCTGAATTTTTCGTCGAGAGTTTCTTTGAGTTTATCGCTGACAAGGTAAGCTAAAGAGTCAAACTTCTTATCGAAGTAGACAATAGCCATGAAATCTTGCGAGTAACGATTACAAAGATCGTTAAGCATTTTCATTTCCCTAGCGAAGAAAGGTCTCCTTCCTTTATCGGGAACGTCTAATAATCTAAATAAGATTTCTCTTTTATTCAGACTCTTCTTTTTGCTCACGAATAAGGGTAAACCGCCGCTACATCGCGGTCAACCATTTTTTTCACAAGCTGCAAAAAATTAGTTTTCGGCTCCCAACCAAGTTCTTTTCTAGCTTTAGTAGAGTCCCCCCGTAATAAATCCACCTCTGCTGGTCTGTAAAAATCTTTATTGATCTCTACAAGAACATCAGAACCATGAAAATACTTTTCGTTCAGCTCTTCGCCCTTCCATTTACATCGGCTTCTGTGAAATCCAGCAAAATTAAAAGCCTCTTCCACAAACTCTCTAATACTGTGAGTTTCGTTAGATGATAGAACGTATTCTTTTGGATTTTTTCTGTCTTGATTAAGCATTAACCATACGCCCTCCACGAAATCTTCGGCATCACCCCAATCTCTTTTCGAGTCTACATTACCCAATTGTAAAGGCTTGGTAGGTCGGCCCATCTCGTAGTCAACAAGAATTCTAGCTACATTTTTTGTGATTTTACGAGTTACAAACTCTTCTCCTCTTCTCACTCCTTCGTGATTAAACAAAAAACCTTGAATAGCGAAAACATCATATGAATCTCTATAAACTTTGACCAAATGCCTAGCAGCACACTTAGAGGCTCCATATGGACTTCTAGGGCGCAAAGGGTGCTCTTCTGTCTGTGGAGTCTCTATAACATCCCCGAACTCTTCAGAGCTACCAGCATTGTAATATCTACAATGAGGCACATGTTTTCTTATCGCCTCCAATTGATACAAAATAGACATACAATTAGTCATCATGTGATTGACTGGTTGAGTCCAACTATTCCCTACGAAAGAATTAGCCGCGAAATTTATGAAATAATCAGGTTTTTCATTTGCTATAACCTGTTCTGTATTAGCTTGATCTGCGATGTCTAAGTCAATTAATTTAAACCTTTTGTTATCTAAGAGATGTTCGATATTTTTATGGTTTTTGACACTTAATCTGCGAGCGCCAGCTATAATAATATGTTCTGTGTTCTTAATTAGATAGTCGGCCATAAGGCTACCATCTTGACCAGTCACACCAGTGATTAAAACTTTTTTATTATTAATCATAAACTTGTTCATTAATCATAAACTTGTTCATTAATCATAAACTTGTTCATTAATCCACTCAAAAGTAGAAATAACACCTTTAGATAAAGACTTTTGTGATTCCCAACCAACTTTTTCTTTATAAAGAGTATTGTCAGAATTCCTTCCTTTTACCCCAAGAGGACATTTGTGTCCATATTTTTCTTCGAATTCTTGACCATGAAGATTTTTAATTTTTATATTTTTACCAGATGATTTTATACATAAATCTGCTAATTCATTGATCGAAACCATTTCTTCAGACCCTATATTAACTGGACCTAAAAAAGTTTCTTGATCCATAAACTTCGATACAGCTTTTAGACATTCATCAATATAAAGAAAAGATCTAGTTTGTTTTCCATCTCCCCAAACTTCTATTTCCCCTCCATCTTCACATTCAGAAACTTTACGACACATCGCTGCTGGAGCTTTTTCTTTACCTCCTTGCCAAGTTCCTTGAGGACCAAAAATATTATGAAATCTAGCTATCCTAACATCTAAACCATAATTCCTGTTAAAAGATAAAAATAAACGTTCACTGAATAATTTTTCCCAACCGTATTCAGAATCTGGATTCGCGGGATAAGCTGAAGATTCTTCGCAGTTAGGATTATCTGGGTCCATTTGGTTGTGCTCTGGATAAATGCAAGCAGATGAAGAGTAAAATATTTTACCTATCTTAGTTTCAACTGCTTGTTTCGCAACATGTAGATTAATTAAAGCTGAATTATGCATAACATCAGCGTCATTATCTCCTGTAAAAATATAACCAGCACCCCCCATGTCAGCAGCTAGTTGATAAACTTCATCAAAAGATTGTTCATCATTTAGATAAAAAGACTCTTTTACTATTTTTTCTTCACGTAAATCAGCTTTGATAAATTCATCACAAATTTCTGACCAATCAAAATATTCATGTAATTTGATGTCTACAGCTCTTACCCAATAACCTTCTGATTTAAGCTTTTTCGCCAGATGCCCCCCGATAAATCCTCCCCCTCCTAAAACTAACGCTGTTTTTTTCATAATTTATTAATTTTTTGTATTATATGTGTTTTTTTAAAATACTCAACTTTTAAAATTAGGTGTTTATACCTCCTCGATTCTTTTTGTTTTATCACAAATTAATAAATCGTAGTCTGGTTTTTGATTGCAAATGACCTCATGGTATTTACACCCCCAGTCTTTAAGTTGGGTTATTGTAAGTTCTGAATAATCCTTTTTCGAGCGCTGCCCTCTAGCAGTCCAATAAATTATTCTATTCCCTTCATCAAATAATTTATTTATTTTTTTTATATTTTTATAAATAGGAAGTGCTAATTGATATTTTTTTTCAGTGCTATAGGAGCAAATGGTTTCGTCTATATCGACATATATCTTCATATTAATCTAAGTTATATTTATGCTTCTCTGAAGGATCTAAATTAACCCCCGAAACGAATCCTTCGCTGTTGTATGTCCTCCAAACTCTGTAAGAATCTTCATCAAAGTGTTCAGTAGAAACTTCAAAAATAGTTCCTCCCGTTAAAGATTCTAATTGGTGAGGTTGACCTATAGATATTCTTAAACAATCGCCTTCTGTTATTTTTTTTTGATGTAATTTGCCTAAATCAGTATCTATCCATCTAAACAAAAACTCACCCTGCTGAACATACCAAGTTTCATCTTTAATTAAATGGTAGTGCATAGAAAAAGAGGCTCCTTTTTTAAAAACCAACAACTTACCACAATACTTTTCATTGTTTTGAAAAATAATTTCATGGCCCCATTCTTTTTTCACAAAGGTTTCAGAAGAATTCTTAGCATTAAAAATTATTGGTTTTTGCATTGTAGTATTTTGGTTGTGGAATAATCAGAAATTCTATCGAAAAACACCAATTTTTTTGCAAAACAGCTTCCAATTACTTCCTTGTATTTCCAGTCAGAACCTATAACCATAAAATCTGGTGATATTTTTCTGATTATACTATTTAGTTCCTCTGTATTTTCAAAAATAAAAACTTCATCTATATGACGGATAGACTTAAGAACTTCTTTTCTGTCTTCAGAATTATTAAAAGGTCTATCTAAACCTTTATCTTTTTTAACTTTAGAATCTGAATCTATACCCACAAAAAGCTTATCACCTAAACTTTTAGCATATTTAAAAAGCTCAATATGCCCTCTATGCAGAATATCAAAACAACCATTGGTCCAAATTAATTTCATTTTATAAATAATTTGCTATTTTAAATAAATATTCGTTTATAGATTCCCACTTATGCTCCCCCACAACCTTTAAAAGTTTTGTATTGTCTGCTTGCGTAAACTTCTGATATTGGCCCTCTAGTTCCTGCGGCATAGGAATTTCTTTAATTTGACAATTAAATTTATTTTTTATTATTTGAGCGACTTCCTTAAAAGAAATAGCAATTCCAGTTCCAATATTATAAATGCCAGTAGCTTCTGAACTTAACATTTTATGATGAATGGCACATACATCGTCTACAGAAACAAAATCTCTTTTATAATTTTCGCTGTTCTCGAAAAGAATAATTTCTTTATTCTCTCGCGCTTGTTTAATGAATTTTGATATAGGGCTAGCTTGATTCCCTTTTTTCTCTTCTCCAAGACCATAGACATTAAAATACCTAAAACCTTGATAGGGGTAGTTTTGATTTAAAAGCCAGCAGTCAAACATGTATTTACTAAAAGAATACGGACTTAGTGGTTTGCAAAAATCGGATTCATTAAAATTATTAGAGGAGCCATAAACAGAAGCGCTACTAGCGTATTGAAAAGTTACCTCGTTAGTTTCGCAAAGTTTATATAGTTTTTTAGAATACTCAAAATTTTGACTTAAAATCTTTTTTAAATTTTTTTCAGTTGTCAGAGGGTTGGCAGCAAGATGGATTACGGCATCTTCACCAGAAATATCAGGCAATCCAAAATCGCCTAAAGAAATATCAAACTTACTGACCTCAAAACCCTTGCTAGTTAAATAGCTAGATAAGTTTTTCCCTATGAAACCATTAGCACCAGTTATAGTTACTCTCTTCACAATTCTTATACCTCCGTCCACTCTTCTTCTCGCAAATTTTTAACTGGATAAGGATGATGAGCTTTTGTATGACTCTTATAAAGCTCAAAATTTGAACAAGGGTAAATTTTTTCCCAAGGTTTATTTATGTCTTCTTCTGAAAGAGATTGATTTTCTATAATAAAAACATCGTCGTGTAAAACATAAATTGGAGTATACTCAAATTTATTTGAAAGTTTTTTAAATGCATAAGGACTCGCTCCATACCAGTTGAGTCCATCCCAACAATAATCTTCTTTATACTTTAAGGCTTTGCTTTCTAATGGTTCGAATCTGACATTTGATTCTACTAAAATAACTCTAGGTTTATAATTTTTTAATATAGATTCTAATACCCAATAGTCCATTCCGTCTATATCTAATGAAAGAAAATCAAAATTTGTAGGAACTTTATATTTAGAAAATAAATCACAAATGTTGTCTTTTGTTACAGAGTGCTTATATAGCCCCAAAGAACTGTTAGACTCGTTATTATCTATCATCAAGCCGTCCCAACCAAAATTAGACCTTAAATCAATTACGTTTGAATTTGTTACTCCATCGTAAGCGCCTATATCTACATAATACTTGTTGGTTGTGCCTATTGTCTTAAAAATATTAGAAATATAACAATGCTGATTCTTTTGAGAGCGTCCCTCATATATCTCTATATTTTCTAAGTTTATTGTTTTCATAATGTAGTGACACCCCTCTCCGCAACCACTTTACTGGCGCATTTATTGGCGTAATTTATAGATTTATCAATGTTGTTACTTTTTAAAAATTGACATACTAATGCAGCAAAAAAAGTATCACCTGCGCCTGAAGAGTCTTTTATTTCTGTCGAATTTACGGGGTAGTTGACACCATTATAGTCGCAACCATCGCCGCCTTTAGTGCAAATTGTTTTAGATAAAGCAATTTCACTAATAGTATCTAAAGATCTCTGTAGCTCATAATTATTTATTTTAATAAATCTAGCTTTATCTGCCCATTTATCAAGCTTTTTTTTAGTGTCTAAGAAAACATTGTCATGATTTTCACAAATATAGGAAATATCTTCGATAGTTAAATAACCCTTATTATAATCAGAAATTGCTATCAAATCATAAGACTTAAAGTCCACAGAAGAAAGATCTAACTTAGGAATCTGTGAATGGTCATCATCTACTCTCATAAACATGTGATTAGATGCTTCATCTACATATCGTGTTTTTTTAATGTCCCGCCAATTAAAATTAGTTACAATATCACAAGAAGAAATTATATTTTTAATGTTTCTGTAGACATTTTGAGCCATGCCTTCATTCTCTATTTTTTTTTGTATATTTAAAATAGGAACTGGAACATCTGGACAAAGCCTTTCAGAACTGCAATAAAGAAATACATCTTTGCAACTTTCTCCTATAACTAATATTTTAGACATACTAATATAAGCTTTTTCTCTCAATAATTATTGCAGGTCTCCCGCTTTCAGAAGCACCTTTAAATGCCTGTAAAACTTCAGGCCCAGTAGTGGGAGTAATAACTGGAAAATCAACAGCCTCCTCAAGAGTTTTTGTAAAATCTTGAGAATGAGTTATTCCTGAATAAAATGGACCCGCATCTGCTGTAATAGCTCTAATAATAATAGGAGTTTTATATTCTCCATGAGAAATTCTTTCTATTTTGTCGAGATGATTAACTATAGCGTCCATAGCGACCATCATGAAATCATGTCTTTCGAAATAAACAATTGGTCTAAATCCTTCGAAAGAACAACCTATAGCCAAACCCATCATTAAATTTTCGGCAACAGGTGTTTCTATTTTTTTATCAGATGTAACATTTTTTAATGTACCCATAGCATCGCCATGTAAAACATTATATCCTATGCACATGAAATCTTCATCAGATCCTAAATTAGTCATAGATTCCAACACCGCATCTTTGTAGGAAATATCGCGAGAATTTAAATTTTCACAAACAGGGTATTTCTTGGTTTCAAGAGGGGGAAAATACTCTTCGTCAGTTTTTTTGACCGTTTTAGATAGGTCTATCATTCCTTCTTTTCTCGCATGAGGATAAGTTATATCATAATAATATTTAATTACAGAAGGAGAGTCCCACTTGTAGTCGGCAGCGTTGCCCCATCTGTCCTCGTTGGTCGCCTCCACTGATCTATTGTTATTTTCTATAACAAATTTACAAGGAAGATCCCAGCCATCCACATAGCGAACTGCTTCAAATAGGTGTCCATTGTCTTCTGTCCCATCACCCACAAAACACCAGACTTTTTTATCTGAACCTTTTTTCTTTAAACCTAAAGCAATACCAGCAGCAATTGCTGGGGTTCCTCCAATTATAGCAGAACAGAAAAAATTTCTTTCTCTGTCATAAATAAACATGCTTCTTCCATCTAATATTCTTTCTTTAACAGTTTCAGGGGGAATCCCATGTAACAAAGCGTGATAGTGACTTCTATGATTTGAAATCACATAATCTCCTTCTTTAATGTCTTTAAAAATCTCTATCAATTGCTCTTCATTGCCACCTGAAAGGTGAAACAAAAAAGGTAACTTATTGTCCATATAGAGTTCACCAATTTCATTTTCAAAATCAATTAAGTCTTTTTTGGTCCAGTTTTTTTGTGTAGTCATGGTTCAATTATAATTCTACCCACTGCTTCGTTGCGAAGAGAGTTCACAGCATTATTGATCTCCGATAATTTATATCGGTGAGTTATCAGTTTGTCAATTGATTTTTTCAACAAATTTTTATCTTTTGCGAATAATTTTAAATACCTTGGTAAATCGATATCAGGATTAAAACCGCCAGCTTGAGAGGTTTTTATAGTTAAGCCCTCGGATGGAAAAAATTTTAACGGTTCAAAAATTGTTAATTGACTATTTGGAGGAGGCTGGGCAACTAAAATGCAACGTCCAGAATCTGAAAGATGAGGCAAACAATCAGAAACTAAAGGTAAGTGGCCTGTAGTGTCTATAATACAATCTACTTTCCCAAAGCAAGAAAATAATTTATTTAATTCAGATGTATGAAAAAACTCAATTTCCCACGGGAAAGACTCTATCAACTTTTTTTTGTCGCGATTAATATCTACCATGTAGATTTTTGAAGCATTAGAAAACACCGAACCTAAAGCACAACTTAATCCTACTCCTCCCGCCCCCAAGATTAAAACAGATTCTCCTAATTTTATGTTTGCGTCTTTGTTAGCCACGCTTAATCCCGTAGACAAACCACAACCCATTAAAGTGCAAAGGTCTTCATTAGTGTCAGGATCAACTCTAGTCACTCTGTTTTCAGAGACTAAAGAAAATTGAGATAAAGTCGTAGACTTACCTCCTGTTATTTGTTTACCTTTATAAATATAAGAGGGGAAATCTGATTCAATACCACTTGCTTTACGCCAATGTATTACCACTTTGTCTCCTTTTTTTACTCTACTGACTCCTTCTCCGATCTCCTCCACAATAGCGCAACCTTCGTGACCTAGCAAATGAGGCATAAAGCGTGAATTTCCCTTAAGACCTGCAATTTCTTGCAATTGAGCGCCACAAAGACCACTAGATAAAATTTTTACTAAAACTTGCCCAAACTTCGGAGGACTAGGCTCTAAATCCCATAAAGATAAATCTTTATTTGTTTCCTTTAATATGACGGCCTTCATGATGCGTGAGCTACTAGAATATCAGGGTGAGTGTCAGGCTTGTGGTGAATATAACCAAAACTAAATTTATATTTAGGATTAATTTCTCTAATTTTATCTTTAATTATATCTATGTCGTTTTTAAAATATGCTTGCAAGTCATCTATTAAAATCGAATGGGACGTTATTTTGCTATAATCTTTTATAACTTTTAATTCTTCTAAAAGAGGAACTCCTCCTCCTTCTCCATGAGCATCAAGCCATAAAGTGGATTTTTCATTTATTTTGGGCAGTGTTTCCTTTAAAAAACTCACTGAATCAAGAGTTTTGATAGTGTGAGGGATGTTATATTTTTTTAATTTTTTCTGGGTTGTTAAAACTCTATCAGAAAAAATGTCGCAAGAATAAATTTCATTGTATCCTAAATAAATTGCTTTTTCGCAAGTGTTTCCTTCATGGCATCCGCATTCAATAAAAACCGAAGCGTCTCTCTTGTGTTCTTTAAACAAAAGGTAGGCTTTTTTGTTGACCTCACACAAGCTTTCATAATATTTGCTGTCATCATATTTCATATCTATAATTTTTCTTGTAAATTTCTTTCATTAGTTTAAAATTTTCTAGCGCTTCATCGCCTGTTTTATTTCTAGAGTGAACGGTTGGATTGCATTTAAGATTAAGAACTTCGAAAATAAACGGCATTGAGGTAGCCACGGTGTCAATTTTAGCAGCCTCTTCGATTACTTTCGCCCAGTCAAATATATTGTAATTTTCCTTCAATTTTATCTCCACTCTTTGCAAATCGCTAGGAGTTTTGACAACCTTGTTTAAATAAACTTCCCATTGAGGAGGTGTTCCAAAACGTGAATTAACTAAATGATAAGGTTTTTCGATTTTCAATTCAGAAAAAAGTTTATCTTCTTTTTCTTTGTCTCTATTCAAAGAAAAATAATTTTGCCAATTAGAAGGTTGTAAACCACACATAGCATATTTGCCGAACATGTTAGATTTTTCATATCCATTTATTAATTTTGCAGCTTTAGAATGAAAACCTCTGGTTAATGGAATATATAATATTTTTTTTTGATACAATGTAACTTCAGAAATATTAGAAGAACTAAGACTTTCGAATTCTTCTTTAAAAGGAAAAGAATCATCCAAAGAATAAAATTCAATGTGATTTGTTTTTATTTTATTTTCTAAACATTTATAAGAAGGAGAAATAGGCCAAATTACTCTTAAACCCTGCTGATGAAAGTGACATCCTATTTTTATAGTAAATAATATGTCTCCTAATCCTGCTGGTTGATTTATTAAAACTGTAGGCATTAATATTTTTCTCTAAGAGTTGATTTCAGTAATTTAAAATTATCATCCTCTGCGGCTAAAACGCTCCCATGTTTAGTTAAAGCTTTGCCCCAATAAACTTGAAAATCCAAATCTTTAAATTTGTCGTTTAGTTCCCAATCCATCGGTTGGGTTATTTTTGTTTTTTGGAGAAGAGTATTGAGTCTTTTTATAGAGTTTTTTTTATAAAGGACCGTGCAGAGTCCGTTTGTAGCTGGATGTTCTTTTTTGCCGAAAATATCTCTATTATCACCTTTCCTTATCCATGCTTCGCCTAAAAAAACGCAGTCATAATTAATATTATTATCAGCGCACATATTATTCATTGCATCTACATAGGTCAATGGACTTTCTTTGAAGATAACATCATCTTCTAAAATGAAAAACTCTTCACCTTCGTCCATATTGGATATTTTATTTACAGCCTCTTTGTATTTCATACATAAAGACATTTCAGATCTAAGCATTTGTCTTTCGAATTTTTTTTCGAAATCTTGTAAATCAAAATTTTCGTTTATAATCTCATCTGTTAGATCTTCTTGATCGAACTCTTCTATAAACTCATAATCAATATCAGGAAACCAAGAACTAAGCTCACTCAACATGTGCGCTTTCCTGTCTTTTAGTTTCGTATAATGAATTACGAAGATTTTTTGAATGGAATGCATCTTTCTAAATAAGAATAAATATTATAGTCAGTAAAGTATTTAATTTTAGATTCCTTTACGTAATCTATATATTTTTTGTTAGAACCTTCAATTATATTTCTGATATCTTCTATAACAGATCCACTCCCTACATCAATTTTTTCAAATGACTTTGGGTTATAGAACTCATGCGCCAAGTTGCACCCATCATAGATAGGGACACAATTATTCATAAAACAGTCAGTTATTTTTTCTGATATATAATAATCTTCTTTAGAGTTCTCTATACCAATACTAAACTCATAATCGCGTAGTGCGTCTTCTTTATATTCAGCGTAACCTTTATAGCGAGAATCATTTATCTGCCAACCTCTACCGTAGACATCTATATCTAAATCTGATTCAAAAATTTTAACTAACAACTTCTCTCTTTGTAGATATAAAGAATCTGGGTGTTTTGGAGATCCAGCTATAGCTCCGTGAGCAGCTAATATCATAGAGCATTTTTTGGGTTTGTCGAAGTTTTCGTACGAAAGGTATTGTTCCATAGAGGTTTTTATACCCTCTCCAGCCTGTTTTACATGCGATTGTGTAGAACCTCCAGAATCTTCACTAAACATTAAAGTGGGAGCCATTTCCACATTATCTCTGTGAGCGAATCTACCTACACTGCTAAATACTTTAAAACTATTATCCAATACAGCATCTTGTATGCAGTGGCTCCAACTTGGTTCCATAGTGAATACTATATTTTTGTCTCTTGAGACAGAAAGCATTTCAGAGCTATTATTGAATGTAATTAAATAGTCAAAATTTGAACCAGATGTAATTTCTAGTCCATCTGGAGGAGTTCCCCAATTTCGGATTACTCTATCAGCTAAACCTTCTGGACTGTCCCAGTGGCAAGCAAATTTTATTTTGAAGTTATTCATTTTTAAAAAAATTAAAATCTATTAATGATGGTTTGAAATCTCCCCATAAATTATTATAAAGGTCTTCAGATAATTTCAAATTTTTAAGTTCAGACCAATCATCAATAATTAAAATAGGTATACCTAGCTTTTTAAATTCTTCTACTCCATGCCAACGAGTTACAATGGGTATGCTTTTCATGTAAATAGCTTCCCAAGTTTTATGACAATCCAAGCCATTGCCTATAGGGGAAACTGTAAAATACGATTTTGCGATATCTCTTAAATAATCTTTTTGAGTAGACTCAACAAAATTATCATGATCTTGTATCGAAGCAGCATTTGGGTAATTGCTTTTATTCTGCAAAGGGTATTGATCTGATATTTTATTTAAACAATCATGTCTGGCTCTAGGATTGGTAGAAACATTAAAATTAACATAGACTTGGTTCTGCTTATCTTGATTCTCCTCCATGACTTCACGAAACCTTGTTTGATTACCATGTGACCATTTAGGATTGGCTATTCCTATAGGAATAGGTTTTAATTGAGGATGATTAAATGTCAAGTTTTGAGTATACCACTTGTTGATATTCGGAAATAAGTCTAATACATAACGTATCTCTTGAGCGCCAAAATTAATGTCAGAGTTGTGCGTAACTAAATTGAACTCATCAGGAAGTCTTACAGACCCTATTTTTACATAAGTACTTAACAAGCTTAAATGCTCGGGTTTACAAAATACAAAATTGTTATCTAAAGATTCGTTTTTAAAATTAACAAAAACAAAATCTCTGGCATTTTTATAATCTGTTAACTGTAAGCCGCATTGGTGTTTAAAATAAGTGCCACAAACAAAATTCATTTTAAAGCCCTTTCCCAAAATACAGATGGAGCATTTTCGCAGCCATCTTTAAACTTTTCATAACCAACATCATTAAACTCACAATAAGCTCCTATTTTTGATTTGTCACCTATAATTTCTTCAACGCCACATAAAATAGCCTCACCTATCATTCTGCAAAATGGTTCGTTTACTATCGGTTGATGAAAAATAGCTTTTGATGACTGTAATATCGAAGGAATATCTTCATATTTTACCTCACCATTAAATTTAATATTAGGGCAGTCTTTGAAAGTTCCTTGAGGAGAAATTTCTCCCCAGCCAAAAACATCTATTTGCCTGTCTAAGTTTTGATTAGCAAACCTAATTAAGTTATTCAAACCTTTAAGGGGGTGCAAATAACCGCAATAAACTACATCATATGTTTTTTCATGGTCCGATTTTTTGAACTTAGAAGTGTCAATGGGATCGTAAACAATTTCTACATTATGAAAGTAATTTCCATACAAATGTTTAAAATAATTATAATGATAATTGCTTAAGAAAAAATTCTTTTTAGCTTTAGAAAACAAAAGCTTCCTTGTGTCATTATCTAGATAACTACAAGAGTCATGCTCCAACCTAACAGAATTAGGAGATTTGATAATCAAGGGTATTTTAGGAGGAGATATTTTACTGATGGCTTCCAAATTGGAATTAATTACCAAATCATAAGAAGACAGAAAATCAGTAACTGATGAGTTATGATGGTGCTCTTTGATGTCAAGACCCAACTCTCTACCTTTATCGATAAGCAATTTATTGCTTACTTGAGCGCCACCTTGTCTTTGTTCTAGTGTGAAGTCAGATATAAATAATACTCTCATGCAAATGCATGATTATACCCTATAAACCTTCTTCTTCAACCACTATCTTAACCTCGTTAAGAAATGGATAAGCGTCTAAAAAATCATTATGATCAGTAAAATTAGCATCATCCCAGCCCCACTCACTTAATACTTCTTCATCATCCCAAGCTAAAGCTTCACTAGAGGTCATTTTATTCACTGGCTTTTTACTCCAAAATCTACAAGACCAATATCTAGCTTTGTGTTTCGGTCCTGGGTTTGAGTCACATTTATGACGCGCTCTAAAACTCCTGCGCCTATCAGGATCGTCTCGTTTAATTTCCATATTAGGGTCACCAAACTTTACCATAACTGTATTACCTTTGGGACTCTTTACGTAAACTCCAAATTTTTTTTTGGAGCCAGATGGCAATCGGAAAGGTTTATTTAAAGCTTTTTTTTCTGCTTCAGAGTAGTCGATATCTTCTATATCTTGATCCATCTCATCTTCAGAAACACCAGCTTTTAAAAGATCAATTTTAGAAAGAGCGAACTCTAACTCATTGTAGTCAACATAGCCCTCTCCATCTTCCTCATTATAGTATTCTTCACTACCCCTAGCAATGTCGCCATCAGCAGCTCTATAAGATTCTTTTACTTTACCTCCGCGAACCATTTTAAGAAATGTATTTACGCGAGCCATAGACCACTGACCCCTACTTTTTCCAGGACGATGGCTACTAGAAAATGCTCCTGAACCCCTTCTGTATACTTTTTTTAATTGGCCAAGAGTTACTTTTTTAGAATATTTTGCGTTATGTTCTTTGACTTTATTCTTAAGAGCAGTAATAACTTTTTCAGAAAAAGTAATAGATGGAGCTTTTTTATCACCACCCGCTGATCCTTTAGGATTCTTTTTCGATCCTTTTTTCCGCTCTGAAGGTTTCGAAGAGGTTTGAGCCGAACTTCTCGGGCCTTTGCGTTTAGCGCTTTGGCTTTCTAAAAATTCTTTAGCTTGGTCTGAAAAGTCGTATTCCATCAAGAATTTATTACACTTTTAAATATCAAAAATGAATATCAACCCTCACAGGAAGAGCAATTTAGTATGGATCTCGCTAATTCTTGACTAGGATTCGCACTTCTTTGGTAATAAAAACTTTTTACGCCCTGTTCCCAACCAAATATAAGTAATTCACTAACTTGTTTTGCTGGACATACTGGAGATATCATAACATTTAAGCTTTGTCCTTGGTCAATAAATTTTTGTCTTTGAGCTGCTTGAATTACTACTTCTTTTTGAGAAATTTCTCCAAACGTTTTAAATACGTCTTTTTCCTCATCAGATAAAAAATTTAAGTGCTGGACGGAACCTCCTTTGACAAGAATAGATTTCCAAGTAGTCTGGGTATTCTTTTTCTTCTCTTCTAGTAAAGACTCTAAATAAGGATTCTTGTAAGTGAACTTTCCTTTGGCTAAGTCTTTTGTAAAATAGTTGCTATTTAGTGGTTCTATAGAAGGAGATACCGCACCTAATATAAAAGAGCTTGAAGTGGTTGGTGCGATAGCCATCGTGGTCATATTGCGTTTGCCATATCCTTTTAGATGTTCTGGCTCTCCAAACAGAACAGCTAGTTCTTTTGTTGCCTTATCACACTTGCCTGAAATAGTTTTATGTATTTCAGAATTTAAAAATTTAGCGTCCATGCTTTCAAAGGGAATCATTTTAGATTGCAAGTAAGAATGCCAACCTAGAACACCCAAGCCTAAAGCTCTTTGTCTTTTAGAGAAGTTGTGAGAAGATTTCATGTAAGGGATATCTTCTGTTTTTTGGATATACTCCTCCATCACTGCATCTAAAAAATAAGTTAAGGTTTCTACAGCATCAGTATCTGCAATTTCATCCCACTTCAGTAAGTTCAGAGAGGATAAACAACAAACAAAAGATTCATCCTCTGAAGAATGGAGGAATATTTCACTACAAAGATTAGACGCATGGATTTTGAGTTTTTTATCTTTATAGGGTTTGGGGGCGTTAGCGTTCGCAGTATCAGAGAAAAATATGTATGGATAACCAGATTCATATCTTTTCTTAATAACCTTACCCCAGATAGATCTTTTCTTTTTATCACCCTCGACCATAGATCTCATCCACTCATCAGTGATGCAGACAGCGAAAGACATTTCTTGTATAGGATTTCCCTCTGATCTAATTCTAAGAAATTCAGAAATATCAGGGTGGTCTATCGGCAAGTAAGCAGCAAAAGACCCTCTTCTAACATTGCTTTGCGAAACGACAGATGTGACCTTATCAAAAAGCTCCATAAAATGGACAGGACCACTAGATGTTCCTCCATCAGAAATATCAGCTCCCCTAGATCTCAAAGAGCCAAAATAACCAGATGTGCCTGAACCAAGTTTGGTTTGCATACCGACTTCGGCTTGTTTATCTAAAACGGAGTCCATCCGATCTTCGATATATACGCCATTGCAAGATATCGGCAAACCTCTTTCTCTGCCAAAATTAGCCCAAACAGGGCTAGATAAAGAATAAAAACCCCTGTAAAGGTAATCCTCAAACTTTTCTGCAAAGCCTTTTATTTTTAGATACTTCTCGGCAGCTACTGCAATATCATGACCTCTGATTTCAGCGGTTTCACCATCTTGGAGATAACCGTTGTTTAAAAATTTACGGGCATCCTTATTAAGCCATTTATATTTTTTCATTAAAAAAGATCGTCAGCGTCAAATGTTTGAGAATTTTTTGAATATTCCACAGGTCGTGAGTGGAAAAAATCAGTGGCATTATTGCCCATCAATTCTTCTTCGAACCACATTGTATCTTCCAACAATGAAGTGTCAACATCAAACGCTGAATGAAAGCCGATTTTTTCCAAAGATTCATTAATTCTATTTTTGATAAACTCTTTGAGAATGTCAGCATTCAATCCTTTTTCATCAAAACCATTGATCATCCAATCAACAATTTTACTTTCTGCCACAAAAGCATCTTTAGCTTCACTAGCAATTCTCTCTTCTAATTCGTCATCGAAAAGGTCGGGGTACTCACTACGAATAGTATTAATAATTTTAATACCAGCAAGAGCGTGAATATTTTCTTCATTACGAGTATATTTTACTTGCTGACCAGTATCCTTCAATACGTTACGATAGCGATTAAACCAGTTGACGATATAGAACTGACTGAACAAAGACACATTCTCTACAAAAAGAGTGAAGAGAATAATAGAATACACATATTGTTTTTTTGAATCCTTGTAGAATTTATGATTATATTTTCGGAGATATTTCACCCTACCTTCGATAAAGTCGAGTTCTAAATTTTTCTCAAAAACATCCTCTAATCCCATTACGTTCAACAGTCTCTCATAAGCATTATTGTGAATGACTTCAGTATTAGCCATTACGTAACCTAAATCAGTTAAGCTCGGGTGAGGCAAATTATCTCCGAGTTTACTCCAAAATTTCTTTACAGCGACTTCGATCTGTCCAATCGCAGAAAGAGTCCTTACGATCATTTCTTTTTCATCTCCTGACAAATTGACATTAAAATCTTGGATATCGCTGCTAAAACTAAACTCCTTGTCGGTCCAAAAACCGTTATGCATTGCCTCAATAAACTCCTGCGCCCAAGGGTAATGGTCGGGCTTCCTCGATACCTGTTCTTCAAAAATCATGGTTAAAAGATTTTACACTTAGTCCTGACCTAAAGCAAGCTCAAATACAATATTTAGGAATTTTTTTTTGTTGTTGACAAAGTATTGGAGAGACGTATAATAACCGTGAAACGGGATAAACGTAATTCTTAGCTATTACGTTATAGATAAAGTAATACGTTCTACTGTATCGTATACGTTTTATAAATATATTATAAATAATAACAGATTTTTTTTGATTTCTGTGGAAAAAGAAAATACAGATGCTAGAATGTGTTCAGTGGAAAGCGATCTGACACTCATTTCTAAAATACAAGACGATAATGCCGATCAAGAAAGCCTAATAGCTTTAGTAGATCGGCATTCTGGGATATTTCATACGATGGTTAACCATTTTATGTCGAGTCCTCAATGTGTCTTGGATAAAAATTTAATCGTCGAGGATAAAGAAATAACAATTTATGATTCAGCTTTGAATTACGATCCGTCTAGGAACACTAAATTCTCTACTCACTTAGCTAACCAGACTAAGTGGAAATGCCTTAATGCATTGAACAAGAAAAAGAAGAACAGAGAATATTTTATTGACGATGAGAATAGTTACATAGAGCCTAGTTGTGATTCTTTTATTGGAGATATCAACAAAGAAGAGGCTTTAGATGTGTTTGAAAGGTGTCTAGATACAGAAGAAGACGAAAGAGTAAAAAAAATAGTTGACATGCGTTATGGGTCGGCTAATAATAAACTCACTCCTTGGAGATCTATAGCTGAACATCTTGACTTAAGTATCCAAGGGTGTATTAATATCCACAACAAATTTATTAACAAAGTAAAAAAAGAAGCAAATTATGTATAATTCTATTACAGCCGCAGCATATCTGGTTAAAGACCCAGAAGTAAGAACCACCAACAATGGTAAAAAAGTAGTCAGTCTAAGAGCTGGTATCTCCACATCTAATGCAAAAACTAAGTGTTTTGTAGATATTGAATATTGGGACAAGACAGCAGAAATTGCTGAAAAATACTTGTCAAAAGGTAGAGAGTTTATTGTAAATGGAGAACTCTGCATGTCATCTTGGGAAAAAGATGGCAAAAAATTCAGTAAATACTTTGTTCGTGGAAAAGATCTTCAGTTTTTAAGTTCTAAAAAGTCCGAGGGAGATAGCGATAATAGCTCAAACGAGAGTGGCTCAAGCGATGTTCAAGGAGACGATGTTCCATTTTAAATGAACTTAATATTAGAAGCTCCCTTAAATAGTTTAAGCTTTGGTAATGTTAGTTTTAACATTATCAGAGAGCTTCATAAGCTAGACGTAAATCTGGGCATCTTTCCTACAGGTGACCCAGATTTATCTGCTTTTGATGTAAGTGATGATCTTGATAGATATATTAAAGATGCCATTAATAATAGGTGGAAATTGCTTGATAAGAATACTCCTACATTTAAACTATGGCATTTAAATGGTTCTGAAAATAGAAAGACAAAAGATCAACATTTGTTTTCATTTTATGAATGTAGTGAGCCAACAGACTTAGAGATAAAAATAGCTTCGCTACAAGACAATGTTATTTTTTCTTCTAGATATGCGGAAAACGCTTTCAAAGAAAAAGGTCTAGAAAACACTAAGTTTGTCCCTCTTGGTTTTGATGAAGATTTCCATATCACTGGGAAAGAGTATCTAAAAGATGTTATTCATTTCGGCCTTATGGGTAAGTATGAGAATAGGAAACATACTAAAAAGATTATACAAACTTGGTTGAAAAAGTATGGAAATGATTCTAAATATCAACTTTCATGTTGTGTAAGCAATCCTTTTTTAAATCAAGATCAAATGCAAGGGGTATGGAATGACGTTACACAAGGTGTAAACTATAATAATCTCAACATTATCCCCAGATTAGCTAAAAATTCTGAAGTGAATGAATTTTTAAATGCTATAGATATTGATCTTACAGGTCTATCTGGAGGGGAGGGCTGGAACATCCCAGCTTTCAATGCTACTTGTTTAGGCAAGTGGAGTATAGTTTTAAATGAAACATCTCATAAAGATTGGGCGACTGAAGATAACTCAATTTTGATTGAATCATCTGGCACAACACCCTGTGAAGACGGAGTGTTTTTTACTAAGCAAAATGATTTCAACAATGGCGTTTTTTATACATGGTCTGAAGATGAAGCTGTCTCCGCTATGGAAAAAGCTGAATCTAAAGTAGGACAAATTAACACAGAGGGTGTCAAAATGGGAGACAATATGACATACAAAAAAACTACAGAAGCTATTTTATCCCTTGTTTTCAACGAAAAATAAAATGGCATGATAAATGTTATAGAAAAGTATGAATACATTAATCAACAACATCCTCAATGATATTAACAAAACTACTAAAACTCACCCAGTCAAAGACTCGGGAGATGTATATGCGGCAGAATTCGAATTAGCTGGATTCTGTAAGAAAGACATAGATATTAAAGTAACAGATAATATCCTAACGGTAGATGCTAAAACTGAAGAAAGACAAAAATCATACCAGTTATTCTTGTATGATTTAGTAGCAGAGGATCATATCTCTGCTTCATTGAAGAATGGTCTTTTAAAAATAACTCTGCCTAAAAAAGCAATTGCGAAGGCAAAAAAAATAGATATAAAATAATGTCTTTATATGTTTACAAACATCCTGATACAGATGAACACCGCGAGGTGTTTCAAAGGATGAATGATGAACACATATATATAGACGAATTTGGTGTAGAGTGGGGGAGGGTTTGGACCGTCCCCCACGCCTCCATAGATAGCTCTATAGACCCTTTTAATAATCAACAATACATTGACGCTACTCACAACAAAAAAGGCACTATAGGCGATATGATGGACCTGTCTGCTGAATTGAGTGCGAAGAGAGCAGAAAAATCTGGGGGCTTAGATCCAGTAAAGGAAAAGTTTTACGACAATTACAAAAAAGAACGTAAAGGCGCAGAGCATCCGAACAGGATTAAAGAAAAAGGCTACGACAGCAAAAATATTAAAATCGATTACGATTAGTAATAAGTTCCACTTACTTTCAAACCTTTTGATTGTGTTACTTCAAAACTAAATGAAGCGTCATAACTCATTGTCCCATTTACATTCATAGAATAATCATAGGATGTCAACTTTGCGTCTTCAATTCTATAAATCATATTTTTTCCGCTAGCATCTAGTTTTAGATCAAACTGATAACTTTGATCAGAAGTTAAAACTCCTGTCATAGCACCGCTTTCTAAACCTGAAACTAGAGATGAGACAGAAAATGTTCCATTTGCTGGGAACTGCCTTTTTCTGTTATAAGCGTAATCATTACCTAGTCCGTAAGAAGAAACCCTTGGCAACGACACATTCATATCAACAGACTGAACTAAATGTCTTCCAGAAATGATTTGACCTCCAACTTGTAAATTCTGTAAAGTAACATCACTATTAGTATTATTTTGATTAACTATAGGAGGAGCCTTTTCTAAACTCGCGCTACTTGATTCTATATTGAAATTAAACCTTGTTCTTCCCACATTATCATTATTACCTCCAGTTAAATTTATGGCTGGAGACTGCATAGATGTGCCAGTTAATTTATCAAATACTGTATTAGAGCATATGTATTGAGTGCTAACTGATGGTAAGGAACCTACAGAATAACTTAAACCATAAGAGGTAGCGAAACAATTACCAAAAGCAATAGCGTCATCGCCATTAAAATTTTGACCTCCAGCGGTCAAAAATTCTATTTTATCTAAAAAACTATCTTCTGCATTTTTTGTTATCAACACAAAAAAATTTGTAGAATCCTGTTCGTTGGTGTCGAAAAAGTTTTTAAATGAAGAATTGGGTTTTGTGCCAATAAATCTTCCTTGAACTTCATTAGCAAAACTAGGTTCAGGAATATATGTAATATTTAATGATACATCTGGCTGTCGAAAAATATCATTAGTAGAAAAATCTTGAGAGCCAATTTGCTTCGACTTCTGTCTTTCATATCCTATAGAATATTCTAAACCCTGTGTTATTTTGTGTAATAACAAGGATTGATCCGCAGTGCTGAAAGCCACAGTAGATTCTGAAGTAGCTACTACAGAATTATAACTTTTTACAATATTTCTCGCCATTTTATGTTCCTGTTGGAATTACGCCCAATGGGTCTTCTTTAAAATCAACCTTTAAAGTATTGGAATTTGCATAATTCCAAGTATGTGACCAACTATTACAATAGTAAACTTTAGGTCTATTATAAACTGAAGGTATTTGATGTTCGAATCTTCTATAACCACCTTTATTTTCTAAAAAGTGAATCATGCTTTTGGTTTGGGCATCAGAAATATTAGTAAAATTATAACTAATATCAAAAGTAGAAATGTTGTCATTCGTTTTAAATCGTTGAATAAAAGAGTTTTTATATTCTAAAACATCACTTTTTATTTCTACAGTAGGCTGACTTCCTATGTCTGGCTCAAAAAAGAATTTTTGACTCCACATTGAGCCTGTTCCTGTAGGACTATTTACTTGAGCCGAAGTATGCTCCCCAGTGCAGTAATAGAAGTTGTCTAATTTGTTTTGATTTATACCTGTATAAACGACATCATACTTTTCATACGAACTAGAATAATCGTAAGCCTGAAAATCTAAATTACAGAAAGAACCCATTCCCGACCAATTAAATAAAGTTGGCGCATGGTCTACACTTATACTAGATACTACTTGATAATGTTGATTGTTGACGAAGGTAATTCCGTAGCTATCACAAACGCCTGACATCTCTTTGTATATGTTAGATGAATCTGGCGCAAATTTAAAACTATTATTTCCATTTTGAGCTTCGAAAAACACAGCTAATTTCTGTGCATTAGTCTCATTTACCTCATACTTTAAACCAAATTTAGCAGTCAAACTATTAACTGACATCGGTATTAAATTATAATAAAAATCATCAGTTTTATAATTATGATCTCTTGCGGAAAATTCTACAGTAGATCCATAAATAGGAGTAAGACCTAGAGCTGGAAAACTCGAAGGTATTGTTATGCCAGAAATATTCTGGTCTCTATTATAAAATAAACTTTCGCTCATTATTCGTGTCCTATATAGTTAAGTGTTAAACGAACTGCTCCATCAGAACTAGATGTCAATTGTTCTGAAACAAGAGAAGCATTTGGAATTCCCAAAGATTGAATTGTAGATCCGTCTTTTCCTTTTACTGAAAAAACAACAGTTTTATTTTCTCTGTCATTTAAAAAATCAAAACCACTTTGTAAGAATGTATCATCCACTTCCATTTGCACAGAAGCCGAAAACTGAATGGGGCTTATATGTTTTACCTCTGTTGGTGTTTCAGATCCAATTGTATAGTATGGCTTTTTATTAATAGTTAATGAGTAATCAAAACCAATCACACGATTACTAGAACTATTATCACAAGTAGCAGTTATAGATCCTTGACTCGGTATATAGATGTTAGTATTAGCTGTTCCAGTAGCATTGACTCCGCTTCTCATTTCATCATAAACAATAAAGGATGCATTAACTTTAGGTATAGCGCCTACGGCACAATTCACGGAATAAGATGACAAATATCCACTATTAAATCCATAAGAAGTATTATTATTATAATTAAAACTCCCTGCCATAACTTCAGAATCGCGCCTAAAATCGTAAATAGGATCTTGATAAATTAAATTTCTAGAAAAAGAAACAGTTTGACTCGTAGCTCCTCCAACTGCCGTTAATCCACGGGTAGACCCTAAAGGAGCTAAAACGTTACTGCTATTGGAATAACCTATATCAAGACTTTCTATCCCCGAAAGCTCTCTCGCTGATGGACTTCCATCGACTCCTGATATAAAGAAGTGGCAGTCGTAATTTAAAGTTGTGTCATACATTATGCGTTAGCTTTTCTTAAAGATCCCCCCAACCTCTGTTCATCACTAATAACCTGTCTTACGACATCTCTTATTTTGAGTGCCAGATTTGAGCCTTTATCATCCCCATTCCCACTTTCATCAGATGTTCCATCAGAATTCACTGTTATATTTATAGTAGTTTCACCACTATTTTCAGAAACAGAAATTAATTCATCTAACTTTCCTACAACCGCACCATTGTCATCTGTTCCTCCACCAGAGTTTATAGAAGAAAGAGTCCCTCTTCCTACTCTCTGTGTAGCGGCAGCGTTCATGACAAACTCTCCCCCAGATAACATAGCGGGAACAGTATCGACTCCTGCTGCATAAGGTATAGAGCCTCCAGTAGCTTTTTTGGGCGGTGTTAGCATCATCCTTTGCAAGAAGTTCATTTGTGTTCCGTCTTCATTTAGAGGCATAGCTCTACCTATTCCGTCTTCACCCACTTTCCCAAACGAAGCTGCATTAGAAGCTCTACTGACCAAACCTTTGACAGCAGAACTAATAACAAAACTTTTTACAGCGCCCATTAGAGCATCCCCTAAACTAGTTTGACTATCTTTGAATTCTTTTTCTTTTTTTACTTGATTCACAAAAAGACCAAAAGCTTTCTTTTTTGATTCTTGCTCCTTCTGGAACGCTGGGCTGTTTCTCCTCCCAAACATTGTCAAAGCTGCACTTTGAGGCTCTAGTGCTACAGATGCAAATCCTGATCCACCCGAAACTTTATCAAATTGTCCAGTAGTGAAAGATTGTGTGGCAAAATCTAAAAGATTTCTCTTACCCTTCATCGCTCCCTGTCCAAAAGTCCCTGGGGTAAACAATCCCCCTCTATTCATAGTTGGGATAGAGCCTTGGTTTAGAGATGACATGAAAGCTGATCCATACTTATCAACAGCTTTTCTGTTCATCACGAACTCTCCACCTGTTAATAAAGCTGGAACATCATCTCTGGCTCCAGAACCACCTGTTACTTTACCTCCTTCGTTAAAACCAAAAAGTTTTATACCTTTATCAAACGCTGTCTTAAAATTATTTTTAGATTGCTCTAGGAAAAATTCTGATGCTGCTTGCTTAAGAATATCTCCTAAACTTTCCCCCTTTGCTATTGCATCAGTCAAACCGTCAGAAAGAGTGTTAGCAAACTTTTCAGCGCTAGATACCAAATTCTTATTAAAATTATTTTGTATATCTTCGTTAGATTTAATAAATGTATTTTCAAATAAAGCACCCAAGGATTGATTTACTGTCAATCTTTCTTTGTCTAATTTTAAAAGTTCCTTCCTCTTCTGTTCTATTATTTCTAGAGGAGTTTCTTCATTACTTAACAAAGCTGACAATTCTTTTTGAACTGCGAATTGTTGATTGACAATTTCTAGTTCTCTTTCTACATTTCTTCTATCTGCCCTTGTTGGAGCTAAAAAAGCTTTGTCCTGTAATTTTCTGATTGCCGATTGCCTTGTAACTTCGACTTGTGCTACAGGGTCTTGACCCGCCATAAGTCTTCTATTCGCGTCTATCCTTTGACCAGCAACATCAATCATAGCACTCCCTGAATCAGCAGTAAGAGTTGAAATCTTTAATTGTTCTCTTGCTTGTCTAAAACTATCTACGAATTCAAAAAGTAATTGATTAAACATTTTAATTTGTCCAACCAAATCAATACTTTCGTCTAGTTCTTCTCCTGCTTTACCAATTCCATCTTTTGTAGTTTTTAAAGATTCTATAAATTGTCTTACTTTTTCTGTGAGGTCATTGATCGCTATTTTCTCATCGTCTGTAGCATTAGCCCTAAGATCAAATGGCCCAGTATCGGTCAGCATATCATTTACTAGACCTAATCTTTTTTCGGGGGTAAGACTTGTGTCTCCGAGGTCTTCCATTAGAAATTTAAATGTTCCAGCTTCAGCAAATCCTTTAAATGTATCTAAAAAAGAGCTTAGTTCTGTTCTTGTATTTTTAATAGCTTCAGCATCTGCATCTTTGATATCAAGTTGATTCAATTCTTTTAATAATTTTACTTCATCACTTCTTTTAGTTTTTGGTGTTAGAGATTGATCTCCTCTTACTCTACTTAATTCTAAATTTATTCTATTTCTCTCTAAATTTGATTTATTCGTTACATTGAAAGCGTCTCGACTTGTGCCTACTTTAAAATCCGCTTGAGACATTTTCATAGCTTCAGTGAGTTTTATTTGAGCCTGTGTTTCTTTTTCAGTCAGCTTGATATTACCTTTTCTCGCTTCACTTTGATTTAATAAATCTTTTACACCTTCTCCGAATAAATTATTTAATAATTCAGAGATATCTTTTTCCTCACCAGCTAAATCTCTTAGATTGTTAAGTATTATTTCTCTCTTTTTTGCATCTTTAAGGTCTTCTAAATTAATATTTTTTATAGCCTTTTTAAGAGATTCTCTTTTTGCTTCTTCTACTGTTAATTTTTCTACCTTTCCTATTTCTTCTTGTAACAATCCTGAAATTTGACCGTTTAGATTTCTATCTTCATCTCTAAGGGCAATTTTAGTTTTTAAAGCAGATAATTCTGATTGACTAAGATCATTTAAAAGTTGACCTCTCTGCAATTCTATGTCTAAATTACCTATAGCTTTAGATTTTATTTCTAATATTTTTAATTCAGATATCGCTTGAGCTTTTGCTATATCCGCTCTTACTTGAGCTGATCTAGTTAACTTTTCATCGTCAGCGGCTTTTCCTGACTCTCTACCTTCAGCTATAGGAACGGCTTTTAATTCTGTAGTTACTCCTAATTCGACAGCTTTTTTAGAGATCCTTTCTTCGGCTGCTTTTCTGACAACCTCGTCATCACTAGCTAAATTTTTTCTCAAAGTTGGGTCTTCCGCTACAAATTTAGATAAAGCATCTTGTCTGGCAGAAAAATCCACCTCGCTTAAAGCCTCAAGCGCTTTTACCATAGCTTCGCTTTGTTTGCTAGTGAATTCAAAGTCTTCATTCCGCACTGTTTGGTTCCTATACCCAGTTACAGAGGCTCCACCAAATCCCGAGCTAGCACCATATATAGGAACTGATCTTGTACGAGTTTTTCTCTTCTCATCTTGCTCGTCAAGAATTGCGTTGACTTCTTTACTAGTAGCACCAGCATTGTAAGCTGCTTCGACAAGCCCTCTTATGTTTTCTGTTTGAACTTTGTCGTTGCCCATTCCAACAAAACCTTTTTCCTTTATTCTGGCAGCGGCCTGATTAGCTAAAGATGTGGAAGTGTCTGTGAATTCTTTTCGTTCTCTTTGTCCTTTAAATCTTAGATCTGCTAACTCCATCGCTGCATTTTCCGCAGCTCTTCCTAAAGCCTCTTGTCCTAATTTCGCAGCGGCAGTGCTACCATTTAGAGCATTCAAACCTTTGTTAACAAGTAGCACTGTACCTGCCACAGCTCCTATAGGCCCAGCGAAACGAAGTAAAGCTCCACCAGCTACTTTTAATCCACCCATTAAAGCGGTAGCTCCACCTTTAGCAGCTCCTACGGCTCCCGCACCTCTCATCGCACCAAACCCAGTTGACACAGATCTCCTCCCTCTTCTCATGATTGCCGCCCCTTTTCCTGCCATTGTTGCTCCTGATTGTCTTCCCCGAGAAAAAGTCCCAGCTAAATTCCGCGCTCCACCTATTATACCTTTAGCTCCACCAAAAACTTGGGCAGCAAAAGCCGCACTAACAACACCGTTCAGTATTGTTAATCCTGTAGATAAAGCTGAATTCTTTTCAGTAACCTCTCCTAAAAGTCCACTCAAAGCAGAAAATGCTATTTGCGTAGCTAACAGCTTTCCTACTAATCCACCCATAGCATCTGTTGCTTGATCTGGAGTAGCTTTTTTAGCGAAGTTAGGAATAGCTCCTGTAGGCTCGTCTCTTGTGTTTGTGACAGCGAGACCCATTGGGTTCGCGCCATTTCTTAGAGATGCGTCTTGATTTATTCTTACTTGATTAATTGGTAAACCTGCCGCAGTTTCCCTAGCTACTGCTTCTTGTAAAGGACGAGCAAAAGAAGGTATGTAACCACTTGCAGCTTTACCAATCGGAGAAGCTTTTATTTTAGCTACTACACTAGCTAAGTTATCGGAACTTAAACTATTTTTAAAATCAGCTTTTTGAATTAATTGTAACTCTGGTCTTACTGTTTTTGAGAGTAGTCCCTTCGATGATATTTTCCCAAGTAAACTTTCGATAGATCCTCTGTTTGCTAAGTCCCACCTTACGTTTGACTTTTGTGCCGTTCCTATAGCCCCTTGAAAAGCCGATTCGAAAACACTACCAAAAGCCCCCTCAACAGCCCCTTCATTAAGATTTCTATCTACCGCTTGTTTAAATTTTTTCTCTTTAACTATATCTGGATTGAATCCTAGTTTTTCTGCGTATTTTGAAGCTGCTGAAACTAAAGATTTTCTTACTTGTTTATATAGTATGTCAGAAGGTTCTGTCGCGACAGGTATAGTTCTTATTCTTTTGTTCTGATAAGTTATGGTTTTAGCTGGAAGACCTCCTTTTGCATCAGGATATAAAAGACCATATGAAGACTTCTGTTCAGTCCCTTTCTTTACAACACTTGCCTGTTTAGATCCAACCTTTAAATTTCTCTTATCTGTCGCAGACAATTTATCAAAATCTCTCCTCAATGATGAATTAGCATATAAATTCCTCATTTGAGCATCAGCGCCAACATCAATACCTAATTGTTTTTGAGCTGCATTTTGTGAAAATCTCCCATCAGGGAAAGCTTTTGGGACTCTTTGCCTTACAAAATTACTGAATGCGGAAGGAATCGTAGCAAAATTAGGTATATATCCTCCAGCCGCGCCAACCTTTTTAGCTCCAGATGGAAGACCCATAGAAGCAACCATTTCTTGGTTGAATATAGCAGATCCTCCAGTTCCAGCAAAATTAGGAACCATATACTCACTGTTGTTCGCCACCATCGTTCCTTTTTGGCCACCTCCGAAATTAAAGTTAGGTATAGTGACGGGTTTAGCCGAACTTGGTGCTCCTCCTACTCCACGATTTATATCTGCTTGTTCAGAGCCATAACCCATTACTGCATTATAGTTAGGGATAAACCCTCCAGCAGCTCTTCCTTTTCCACCTCTAGTTCCAGCAAAAACCCCAGGAGTTACCTTCGCAGCAATTGCTTGCATCCGAGTCATCACAGCTAACTGTTCATTGAGAGCTGTAGTGAAGAACTTTGTTTGAGCAGCTCTCTTTTGCTCGACGCTAAGAGTGCTATTCTCTATTGTTAAAATTCTTTTTTGGATATCTGAATTACCCAAAAGAGTAGATGCAATTTGCCCTTGTAAAGTCGCTTGTTCTTTAGCTGCTTTATTTAAACCAAAGAATGTTTGCAAAGAACCCACACCAAACTTGGCAAGGTCTATAGTTAATTTAGCAATAATAGCTCCGAATATAGCTAACCCAGGACCACTAAGAACATTACCTATACCAGCTACAATTCCTTTAGCGAATTTACTACCTAACGAATCTCCATCTAATAAACCTTGCAGCCCTGACACTAGATTATTAAAGAAAGTTAAGATACCTTTTAAATTGTCAGTAACTCCTATTTTACCTAAAGTTTCTGCTAGTTGCTGGACACTAACAACTGTGGAGTTTATAGCTGCTGATAAAGTTTGACTTAAAGCTTTGTTACGTTCATAGGCTTCTGTCGTTGCGTTTTGAGAAATTTTAGTAACCTCGATAGCTTTTGAAGTTTTAGAATTATAATCATCTAAAATAGCCAAGAACGGGGCGACTTGGAATTTACCTACTAAATTTTCTGCGATCTGCAACCTTCTAGCATCAGGAACATTTCCAAGAGCTTTGGCTAAATTTTCTATTAATTTCGTTCCACTTAAAACGTCTCCATTTAAGTCTGTTACTTGAACTCCAAGATTCTGCATTGTTTGCAGTTTGTCCAGACTTTGAATACGAGTAAAAATTGTTTTAAATGAGTTACCAATAACAGCACCACCTCGGGCTGTTTTAGTTTGCACTGCCGTGATAACACCGACTAATTCATCTAGTGAAACACCAGCTTGAATAGCAACAGAACCAGATCGCTTAATACCTTCGATAAGATCTCTTTCTGAAACCGCAGCCGAAACCGCTGCCGCAGACAATTTGTTGAGAACTTCCGCACTAGTGACACCCTCTCTGTTGAAAGAGTTAATAGCAGCGGTTAAACCAGCCACAGCCTCTGAAGCTCCCAAGCCAGACAAACGCGCTAAAATCAAAGAATCATTTAACCTCTTGGTAACCTCTTCAGCCTTCAAACCTTGACGGCTTAATTCTAAAGCTGCATCCGCAACCGTGCCAAAAGATTGTTCTGTATTTTTAGCTACATCGAAAATTGTCTTTTTAAAGGAATCTAACTGGCTGGCAGTCCCCCCTAAAATAGAGTTAATAGCAGTTAATCTTTTTTCTACATCGATAGTAGTTCGCACTAACTCTTGAAAGCCCCTTGTAACCGCAGATAAAACACCTACTGAAGCCCCGAACGCTAACACACGGGCGTTGGCCGCTTCCATTGATTTTGTAAACTGATCTGCCTTACCAGTGATTCGCCCAAGAGGTTGGGATAAACCTTCGATACTTTTCGCACTTGTGCCTAAGTTTATCTTAAGCTTCCTACCCGCGCTTTTAGCGGCAGCTTCGATGCTGGCTTCTAATCCTGTTTGTGTGACTGGTACTTTGATTGGCATATCCGTAAACCTTTATTGTAATTACACAAAGATTTACACATCATGCCCAGCTAATCTCATCATTTGTTCCATGTTTAGCGTACCGCCATGCTTTTTAGCTTCCTCTGATAGAGAAACTCCTCCTGATGTTCCTCCTAGTTCTTTAACATCTTGGTCAGTAGCTCCGAAAACAGCAGAACCAGCAGCGTCATCCCTAATAGGATTACTGTTATTGTTTCTTTTAGATTCTGAATAAGATAAAAGTTTTTCTGGATCATCACGGATATTGTCTGGTATATCTTCAGTAAACTGGAATATGTTGAAAAACATCTTACCAAACAACACAACTCTCAACTGATATATTGTTAATTCAGTGATTGGCTTTTGATAAAAACCATAAGCATCTT